TACCGCAGTAAGGCTATCTTACGGTCTACCCTCCCAAGCGGTGCGCTTTTGATGGCGGCGGTCATCTGCTGTCGGTCAAGTCCTTGCAGCGCAGCGGGCAGCACTACACGAGCCGCCGCCACAGGCAGTACCGAGCCAAAAAGGCTGCGGCAGCTGTCCGGCGTTGCGCACCATTACAGGGACGTTACCGAGATGGTATGTTTTCGTGAGGTCGCGAAAACGTCCACAGACCATTTTCGTGACGTGCCGAAATTGCTCTTGTGCGGCGTACATTTTGTTGACGTCAACAAAATGGTCGTATGTAGTGCTTGCCATGATATCCTCCTTACTGCTTTTGCAGTGCCGCTTTCATGCGGTCAAAGAAAAACTGAATTACCTTGCTCATGGTCTCTTCGGTGATAGCCCAGCTGACCAGCTTGCCCCACCGGCTGTTATTGAGATAAGTGCGCAGCATCTTGACGCACCACGCCTTGCGCTCTGCTCCGCGTTTCGTGCCCTGAATTTCTCGCTCCGCTTGGTCGATGAGGTCAAGCACCAGCGTCTTGACCGCTGCGCCGTAGCCCAGACGGATGCCGCCCAAGGCGTAGAAAACGAACCCGCCCATCATCAGCAGCAGCGCCGCCCATGCGGGGAGAACAGACAAAAGCTTAGTTACCAGTGTTTCCATGCTTGGTTACTCCTTCCATTAAGTAGTTGTCGATTTTCGCCTTGCTGGCTTGCATGGCTGCCACGTTGTTTCCGGTCAGCTGCGATTCCAGCAGGGCACGGACGGCTTCAAGCGTCAGGCGGTTCACCTCGTCGATTTCGGTAAATCGCTCAAGGTCGCGGGTCAGGGCAGCACCATGCTGCAGCTGTCCCTGTTCCAGCGCACCGATGCGCCTTTCCATCTCGTCAAGACGCTTGTCCTGTGCTGCGTCCGGCGCTTGTGCCTTTTTGATGTACTTGTGGATGATGTCCAGCACCTTGTCCAGCGTAATCGCTGCAGCGCACACACTGCCAAGGATGCCCAGCACCCACAGCAAAGCTTCTTTTTCGCTCATGCGCCCTCCCGGAGACGGGTCAGACCCTTCTTGCGGATGATTTTTGGGTAGTTGCGGGTGGTGACGTTCAAGTCTACGTTGTCGGAGATGCCCGGCACAGAGCCCTTGCTGGTGTGCTGGTGGGCGTGGTAGATGTAATCCACTTTGGGCGTCTTGCCCGTGTAGTCGGCCAGCCAGACGTCCCAGCGGCCTGCCAAGCGCTGCATGTCCAACTCATAGCTGTAACCCGTGTAAGTATACAGCTGGGCATAAAAGCCCATCTTTTCCACCTGCTCCAGCGCGTAGGCGGTGAGGTTGGTGAGGTCCAGAGTGCTCATGGGTTTGAGCTTGTTTTCCTCCACGTCCACGCACACGGGCATGGTGAGCTCCTTACCGTAGACCGCCTGCCGCACAAGGGCAAGCTCTGCATCCGCCATAGTCTCGCTGGTGGCATAGGTGTAGTAGTAGACGCCCACGTCCAGCCCCGCTGCTTTGGCGTTGCGGTAGTTCGCTTCAAAGGTCGGGTCGATATACAGCCCATCTGCCCGCTTGCTGAGCTTGCGGTTGGTGGAGACCGTCTTGAGCATGACGCCCTTGTAACCAGCCGCTTTGACCTTGCGCCAGCCGTCGAGGGTGATTTTGCCCTGATAGCGGCTCACGTCGATGTAGCGGTAAGGCAGCGGCCCGCCCCAGCCGGGAGGAGCTGCGCTCTGGGTGTCCACAGTGGACGCGTCATAAATGCTTTTCTTGTCGTTGTAAATGCGGTACTCGCCATCCGGTGCGCCGGAAACGTCTGCTGCTTCCTTTGCGTGGGCAAGGGCGAAAAAGAGGCGGAAGAGAAAAGTCAGGAGGTTCATGTGGTCACGTCCTTTCGGTTTTTGGTAAGATAAATCTTCCTGTTGGCGGGAAACGTCCATGATGATATCAAGCATATACTTCCCCCGTGATCTCGGTGTACTCAGTCTCGGTCAGGCGCTGGGGCTTGCGCTGCACAAGGATGCGCAGCATAGCCTTAGACCAGAGGCCTGCCTCATACTCGTCTTTCGCTTTGCAAAAGATTGCGCTGTGCTTATCACTCATGGCTCATGCCCTCCTTGTCTGCGGTCTCGTCCTCAATGGGAACGTCAGCCAATACGCACAGGAAGTCTACCATAGACGCGATCTGTGCCAAACTCGCGTCGCGGTTTTCTTCTTCCTGCCGGGTTTTGATGCTTCCGGTGTTGTGAATAATTTCCATAGTATCCTCCTTATTCTAACGTGGTCATTTTGCAAGCCGGGGCGTAGCGATACGCGCCGAACGTGCAAAAGTAGTAGACGCTGCCGCTGGAGTGCACGTAGAAAGCAAGGCTGCCGTCGTCATGATTCACAGAGCGCAACCACACATTGCGGCCCACAGTACGCTGTGCCAGATCGCGGGTGATGCGCAGCGGATAGATCTGCCACGCAGTCTGCGGGGTCTTTGCGCCGGTGCGCTCCTTCCAGTAGGGCCAATAGCTGCCCTCACCGGACACCTGCGGACGGCAATAGATCTCCTGCAGGGAGGGCAGGAAAATTTTGTCATAGGTCACAACGGCGCTGCCGTCATCGGTGACGTTATTGCCGTAGGTTACGACCTTCACGCGGGTCAGGGCGTTCTTGAAGTCGTCCGAGAAGCCAGCGAGGAAGCCGGGCACGGTGTCTGCCTGATCGGGCTTCATGTCCCACTCGTCCTGCGGAGTCCACCATGCGCCAGCAGCTGCATCGCTGTTGAGGTACTGGCGGCATGCGGACTTATACCACCGGTTGTCGCCGCAGCCAACCGAATGAAAGCCGTTCAGGTTGCCGTTGGGCTTAGCAAGGAAGGTGCCAAGATTCATGCCCGCGCTGCCAGCAGAGACGTTGCAGGTCTCCAGCAGTTCAGACTTCTGCTGATCCTTGTAGACGTAAACCTTCCAGTTAGCGGGGGCGGTATCCGTGGCGTTGTAGAAGCCGGTCAGGCGAGCGCCAGCGGGGGCGCTCTTGGTCAGGGTAAACTGGTAGCTTGTGCCGTTCTTGACGTTGGTGCCCCAGTCCAGACCCATCTTGACGTTGTAGGTGCCAGCAGCAAGGCCGGATTCTTGCACCACATAAAAAGCCTGATATGCAGAAAACTGGATATCCTCCAGAGACGCGTAGTGCATCTGCAGCACCATTGCGGGTGCGGTGGTGCCGGTCTCACCCTCGGCGATATCGTCCGCCTTTACCACGTCCCACGGGCAGTCGTAGGCTTTGCTGTCCTTGCCGGTGTAGGTGTTGACAAGCTGGGTGCCCACCGGGAAAACCGCCGGTGCGTTACCGGCAGCCACCACCGACTTGATGGCGTTGTAGTCCATCTCCTCCACCACGCCGGTCTGTGCCCGCGCGATCACGCCAAGCGAGCTGGACATACCCAGCAGGGCGGCGGTCATCTGGTCAAGCTTTTTCCCGTTTTCCTTGGCGGTCTGATCCAGATAGACCGGATCGGTTACCATAGTTTCAGCCATGTGTTTTGCTCCTTTCAGGATTTAACATATTTCATGCAGACTTTGCCGTTTACTACAACAAAGCCGCATGATTCGAGGGCTGCGGTGCGCGTATCCAGCGCTTGCTCTGCCTGTTCCGCGCGGGTGGTTTCGGCGGCAATGGCGGTGTTTAAGCGCTGCTCTTCGGCCTTGGCGCGTGCGGTCTCATCAGCGATGCTTTTCGCGTTAGCTTGCACTTCCGATTTATCCGCTTTGCCAGCAAACGCCGTGTTTGAATCGCTTTCCAAATCAACAATGCCGTCCTCAATGTGGTTCAGCTGCGGAGCGGTAAGCACTTCACCGTTTGCAAAGTTCTGCTTTTGATAGCTCATTGATAAGTTAACTCCTCTCCATTTTCATTGGTTTGCGTAAAAACCGTTTCTGTTTCGGTATTAACAGGCTCTTCGACTTTTGGCACGGGACTGTATATCAGCTTGGCTCCATCCCACAAGTAGTCTGTATAAAACCCCTCTGTCATTCCTGACAGGTCATCAAACAAAATCTCATCAGGCGGCAGCGGGTTTGGAATAACGCTTTCGTGGCACCAGCCGCCGCCATACAATCGGCCATCCAATCCGACTTTGCACTTGAACTTGAAATGTTCCATGATATTTACCTCACATAAAACCGTATAGTTCCAACGGGCGGCAAACCTCATCGTTTTTCGTAACACCATCAGCAATAGGAACTTCCAAATGTATCACGCCAGTTATAACGTTATTTTTATAGTCGGACGTTCTCTCGTTTCCGCTTCCAAAAGTGATACCATTATATGATACTGTTACCTTTCGCCAGTGTACCGTATTCCACGGATAAGCATAAGAGTATGTTTGACCGTTAACAGGAAGAATAACGGTAAGTCTACCAGCACTGCCGCCACTGGCAAGCCATGTTCCTTTTTTATGCGTGTCATAGACCAGCATTACAGACGAGTAGGACGAAAGATCAATTTTTGTTGTTTGCGCAGTAAATTCTCCTGTTGGGTTTCCAGAAGAATCTTTTTGGTAAGGCCATTCAAAAATTTTACTGTTTCGAATGCCGTGAAAAGATATGCCACCGCTGTATATAGAAACACTTCCGTAGGCATTCGTTATGTCTATGCCATTGTCGTTTATAACAACTTTATTATTTCCGCGAACGACTTGTACGTTTTGACCTGTGATTTGAACTTTGCCTTCCCAGTCGCTACGAGTGACGACCAACCCATTTTCAGGAGTAAACGTTATCATGCTATAAAGCTCTTCTTTTGTTGCGCGAAGAGTAATAGCATCAGCGTTTTGAGAAATCTTTGTTTCTGCTGCACCGATACGCGTAGAAACGCCATCCATGTCAGTTTGGTACGTTTCCTTCGTAACGCGGGATTCGATTGCGGCTTGCGTCTTTTCAAAATCGGAAGAATACTGCGTCTTGAACTCCACCAAGTCGTTCTTGGTCTGGTTCGTCTGCGTGGCGGTCTGATTTATCTTTTCAAGGTTTGCCCTGTCCGTTGCCGCTTGTTGGCTTGTGACACCGCTTGTGGACTGCGCATAAGAAGAGCTTGTGACGGTCTCGCCAGCGCCTGAAATCGCTGTGTTGCAGTTCAAAGCAAGCGTGACGTTGGTAACAATTGTATCATGTACAACGCCGTCTTTGTCCTTGTAGCGTATCATGTCCAGCGGGAACAAATACGGCGCAGACTTGATAGTGGCGCTGTATGGGCGGTAGGCAAACCCACCGCGTGCAGCTTGCAATTCCTTCAAGACACCCTCGTAGGCGTTGGTCAGGAATCCGCAGTCACTTAGGTCAAGCGTGTAATCTGCTGTGCCAGACAGGTATGTGTTGCCCTTGCCATCGTCGCAGGTGAAGCCGGTAATGGTGATGTCGTTCTCCAACATATCACTGGAATAGCGCTCACTTGCGGTAATGGTCACGCCTGTCTGTTCATACCATTTCAACACAAGCCTTCCGCTGCCATCCATGAATGCGCAAGTGCCGGTAAGTTGTGCACACCATTGCAAGAGCTGGCGGTATGTCAGCTTCTGGTTTGTGTCCGGCAGACCGCCGATACTAAAATAGTGGTTTGGTAGCACCGAAACGTCCGTTGCAAGCGTTACATTGCAGATGGAGCAGATTTTCTGAATAAGAGCGTCAACATGGATGGGGAAGGAGAGCGCGGAAGCGTTCACTTCATGGTCGAACAAGACCGTGTAGTCCAGTGCGGAGATGCTTATAGTGCTCAGCTTGCGGGGCGGCGTGTCCACGATGAACAGACCGCAGGGAACGTATGCAACGTCTTGATCGGAGGATGCAGAGCCAAGAATCATACGCCCAAGAATGCCCTTGCCGAGCGTTGCGCCCTCAAGGACGCTGGCAAGCTTGATGCCGATTTTAACGTTCAGGACAGCGCCCTCGAAGGAAACATCGTTGAACTTGCCATCATAGTTTCGCAGTTTCAAGGACAGTTCAGACGCAACCGCAGACCCGACCTCGATTTTACTGTTGGTCACGCAATACCGGTCAATCTTCAAACCGCCCTGAATGATATCCGCATCGGTGATGGTGAACGTCTTGCTGCCAGCAGTAACCTCAATAAGGGCAGTCTGTTTATTGCCCTCGTTGAAGGATTTTATGATATCTTGCGATACATTGACCATCAGTGTGCAGCCCTTTCGATGATGTTAAAGGATATCCCTTCCCAGCGATTCATACGCGAATTGTACATCGGTACAGCACGGTCACCAACGTAAAACTCGCTGGTTTTCCAATCGCCAGCCATTGCGTCAAGATAGGTAACGTTGATGTACTCCGGGTTGAACGCTTTCAAGATAGTAGCGGCTTCTTTTATCGTGGTGTACTTCCATTCCAGTTCCAGCTTGACGCACTGTCCAAGACGCTTCTTGTCCATCTTGTTATCCTCTGTGCGTCCGGCATCGGATGCCGAAATGTCCTGTAAGCGCCACTGATAAGAAGAGGGGCATTTAAGATACTGCCCATCCACGCTCCGAATCGGATTGTACTGGTCAAGTTCCATAAATGCCCCTCCTTTAAGTCCCTACCGGGATAATTGTTTTGCCGTTGCGCTGGTTTGTTCTATTCACTGCCTGATAGAAGCTGGACACGTTGATCTCTGCGCTCCCTTCCTTCTCAAGCAGAGCCTGCAACAGCTCGTTCTGTCGGCGCAGAAGCTGGTTCTGACGCTCCATTGCGGCTTCAACACCTTCGCGGATGCCCTCAACGATTTGGTCATTGTTGGCAACTGCTGTGTGACCACCCAGAGAGCCGACCATCTCAGCACCGGCCTCGCGGGCAATGAACAGTTGCCCGGCATCCGGGAAACCACCGCTTGCAAAGCCGAAAATCTTTTTTCCGAGATTTACAAGCGCCCCAATAGGCGACAAATCCCAAAGGGTGTGCTTTATGGATTCAAGAACTTTCGTGCCAGCGGACTTGTCAGAATCCTTCCAAGTCCCTATCATGTCCTTCCACCACTGGATGCCACCAGAAAGGCCAAGGCCAACACCAGCGCCTATTCCACCGTAAGCGCCAAGATGAGAAAGTGCGCCACCAGATGCTGCTACGCTACCGGCCAATCCACCGGAAGAAGAACCGGAACCGCCGAACTTGATTCCTTGCATTTTTTGTGTAAGCCAGCTTATTACATCGCTGGCTTTTGTTTTGATGAAGTCAAAACCATCAGAAACGATTTTCCCAATGCCGCTGTCTTTGCTGAACAAATCGCTGAAGAAAGATTTCAGCCCGCCATACGCCTGCTTCAAAGCGGGAACCTGGTCGATGACCTCACCAACTTTGGTTTTCAAGTTATTAAAGGTGGTAATAACGTTCTTCACACTGTCGATGGTGTCGGACACGTTCTTGATGGCAGTAGAAACCTTGTTAAAAACAAGGTGCACGCCCTCAAACGCCTTTTTGATGGCAAGACCAGCAGCGCCAAAGAAGCCGTTGTACTGGTACTCGTTTTCAATCTCCGCAACGCTCTTTTTCACAAAAGACCGGATATCAGAGACTGCGCTCACAAAACCATCATGCGTGTTCAGGATGGACTTTGATGCAGAGGTAAGGGCGTCAACGGAAGATTTGAAGCCATTGGAGATATCCTTGCCCGCCTTAGTAACAGCGTTGATGCCCTCGGTGAAATCGCTCAAGTCGGTTTTCATCTTTTTGAACCAACCGCCAAAGCTATCATTGGTGGTGCGCATCGTGCGTTTCAGTGCGTTTGCGGTTTCCATCATGGACTTACCGCTTGCGTCAACGGAAAGGCTGATAGAGCCATCGCGCAGACCGTAGTTGTCATCTGCCAGCTGAGAGCCGATGGTCTTTACCGCGTCAGACACGGACTGGATGGCGTTCACCGCAAGGTCTTTGGCAGCGGAGATACCGTTGGCAAGACCTTCTACGATGTAGCCACCGTAGCCCTTAAAGACTTTAGAAGGAGAGTGGATTTCAAGTTCAGTCTGTGCTTTTTCTTTGATTCCGTCCGTTACAGCCTTGACGGCATCATCTGCAACGTTCTTTTTGCCAACGATGCCTTTTACGATGCCATCTATGATGTTTTTGCCAACGCTAACAGGATTGAACTTGGAGATTTTCTCGATTAACTTCCCGAACCATTTTACGGCTTCTTTGATTCCGTTTATAACGTCTGCAATCAGAAGGATGAACTTTTCCGCAAAGTTGCCGTTCGCCGCAATTGCAAGCCGGTCGGATTCATCAACACCCTTTACAATCCATCCAACGAATACGCCGATGTTATGGATTGTTTGAGCGATGCCCATTACAAAGTTCTCAATGAAGTTGCCGTTCATCTGCAAATCCAGACGGTCTGTCTCGGAAACACCGTTTTTAATCCAACCAACAAAGATTGCAATATCGTTAATGATGTTCCCAATCGCGGTAACGGTAGCAGACGCAAAGTTTGCAACGCTTTCGCCAATAGACTTGAAGGAATTAAACCAGTCGGTTTCCATTCCAAAGGCAGTTTTCTGATTTTCACTTCCAAGCCCGCGAACGGCTACGGAAATAGCTTCAAAGCCAATAACCGCAAGACCCGCAACAGGATGACCGGATACGATAAGTCCGATACCAGCAAGCGTTGTAACTAAATCCCAAACGTCAAGGTCGAGCTTTTTCACAACTTTTGAAATGGAATCGAACGCGGAAGTGATTCCTTCCTGCCAGCTTTCAGGGAGCAAATTCAGGATGGATTGACCAAGATTAGAAAGAGATTCTTTCAGATATTCAATGGATTCTCCAAGCTTTCCATCGGTAAGAGATATATTCCAACCCTGTTTGAATCCTTCCGCTGCAAGGTAGACGAGTGCCCTTACACGCTCAAGACCTTTTCGGAATTTTTCACTATTCTGGTAAAGGCTTACGAACCTTGCCACGATAATGCCAACGGCAACCGCAGCTGCCATTATCGGGTTTTTCCAAAGCTTCAAGACTGCTTCAATCAAAGAACCTTCACCTTTGATTTTTTCAAGAGCAGTAAGAACGGCATTGCTAATTGCCCATGTTGCAAAACCGGCTGCAATTCCAGAGACAAGCGGAAGCAGCTTTTCAAGTTTTGCCTTGATTTCATCAACGGAAGAACCAACGTAGTTCTTGAACATATCGTAGCCGGACAAGTCAACATCGCCTAAAAGGTTGCCAGCAGCACCAGCACCAGAACCGGAACCGCCGGAAGAGCCATTGTCCTTCTGGATGACGTTCAGTTCATCAAAGCCCATGATGTAGTTCTTGAACGCCTTTGCAGCCTTACCGGTCGCTTTGGTGGTATTGTCCATCGCATCCGTGACGCCGCCAACAGCATCGCTTGCGCTGCTAAAATCGGGGAACTCCACCTTAACGCCCATTAGCGTTGCGATGCCGGTCACAATCTCTTTGATAAGCTCAACGGCCGCGATCAGCGGCGGGAGGATGGATTTCAGGGCGGGGTAGAGCAAAGAACCAACAGCACGAGCCAGACTGTTCAGCTGTGCCTGCAAAATACGAATCATATTGGCAGGGCTGGACAGAGTGCGGGCAAAGTCTCCCTGTGCATCGGTGGTCTGCTTCATGATGGCAATGTACCGCAGAACAGCCTTATCAGCCTGAGACAGGGTAGAAACGCTCTGCGAATAGCCAAGATTAAGCAATTCCTGTTGCAACCGCGCGTTAGAAATATCGACACCAAGACGGCGAATCGGTTCCAATTCGCCAGAGATAGCCGCCTGAATCTTCGTAAAGGATTCTGCGACAGGGATATTCTTTAAAGAAGCGAGGTCGTAGCCAAGCTGGGTCAGGTTCTTTGACAGCACATACGCCTTGTCGCTTGCCATGCCAAACGAAGTAGTCAAGCCCTGAATCGTTGCCATGTTATTCATGGCTTCGGTTGGGTCGATGCCAAGCAGGGTCTCCATCTTGTTGATGAACGTGCTTGCTTCGCCGGTCAGCCCTTTCATGGACACGCCAAACAGGTTTGCAGCTTCATAGTAGCTGTTGAACTTCTCCGCTGCGTTGCCAAGATAGGTTGCAATGGCTTTCAGCGAGACCAGCTTTGCGGCAGACCGCATGAATCCGTTCAGCTGGCTGGAAAGGCTCATGTAGCTTTTTTTCTGCCGTTCGTTTGCAGCCGTCACACGGTTTGCCTGCGTGACTACTTTGCTCAACTGTGGCGGTAGCTTTGCAAAGGCGTTGCCCACCGTTTCAAGCTGGGATGCAAGGGGAGTAAGGGCAGCAGATATCTTCTGGCAAGAATCCGCGAAAGAATCAAGGTCAGCGGCTTTTAGCTTGTCGGTCAGATCTGGCACAGTGCCAATCGCCTTGAACGCGCTGCCAAGCGATTTCAAGCCGGAAATATCCAAAATGGACAGGGGCGCAAGAGCATTCATCAGCTGGGTGATGCTACCGGACATGGAATAGAAGTCCACGCCGTTCAGAGCAGACACCGCATTAGGAATTTTCTTGATAGCGTTTACAACAGAATTAACGCCCTTCACGCCAGCGGTGGTGTTCACGGAAGAAATGCCGTTTAAGAAGCTTGTGACCTTGTCCAGACTGGACAAGCCAGAAGATGCCTGCTTCAACGCTGCAATAGAGCCGGACAATTTATCAAGGCTTGCGCAAACTTTGCCAACGTTGCCCTTTGTCCGCAAATTAGAAATGGCGGTAGTGAGCTTGTCAATATTAAGCTCTGCACCCTGCGATTCCGCAGAGATTTCTACGGATAAGCTTGTAATATCAACATCAGCCATCACTACCACCATCCTTCTGATTCATCATAGAGAACATTGCCCTCTTGATGCGTTCTTGCGCTTCCAGTGCGCGTTGGTATTCATATTCGTCTTGCTCTTTCTGCGTGAGAGGAATCGGTCTATCCATGTATTTGATTGGGCTAGACCCTTTCTTGCGAAACATATTGCCAACCGTAGAGGAAAGTGCAGATGCTGTGTAAAAGCCGTTTCGCCACGCTTCAACGTTGGCTCTGCGGGCGCGTAGTTCTTCCGCGTCCCGGTAGACCTTTGCCAGCCAGACGTCATCACGCCAGAACTGGTCATAGGTCATGCCAATGGAAATGTAATAGGCTTCTACATCGTGGAACAGCTTAGACACAGAGAATGGCTCTGTGTGGCTGTCCGATTCCTGAGACTGTGAGGTTACACAATCTCCCACGTTGCGTTTTTTGCGGTCTTGTCCTCTTCATCGGTAGCAATCAGCGCCTTGATAGAATTCGCGTACATCTCCATCAGGGCAGCTATCAGACCTTCCTTGTTTTCGGTGTGCACAAGCATATCATCGACCGTCTTTCGGTTGATGCCCTTGTTGCGGGCGATGAACGCGCCGTAGAACAGAGCAGAAGTGTTCTTGATAGGGTTGATGCCGTTGGAGAACTCATAAATCTGGAAGCCGTTGCGCTCCGTAGCTTCTGCGCTCTCGCGGGTGAAAGTCAGCTCATAAGTGTTCTTGCCATCGGGGGAATGAAAGTTGATAACCTTAGCAGCCATAATAAATGCTCTCCTTTATAAATAGGAGCAGAACCAAATCCGTTGTTCAGTTCTGCTCGTTTTGATTGATTCGATTTGTGCGGATTAGCCGCCATTAATGGTCAGGCTCTCGCTGAACTTCGGGGTAGAGTGGAAGATGCAATTGATGGTCATTTCCACGACCTCATCCACGCCAAAGCCGGACAGACCGACCTGATGCATACCCTGCCAAGTGAAGCCGGAACCGTCCTGCATTTTCAGGGCGTAGTACTTGTCCACGTTGCTCTCAGAGGTATCGTCATAACCAGCAGCCTTGACGGCGGCGTAATCGGTCTTGTTGTAGTTGGCGGTAAAGGCTTTGGTGTCAGCCTGAACAATGCCGAAAATCTGTTTCTGCATACCATCAGACAGGGTGGTTGCATCCAGAAGGTTCGGGTCGGAGATCAGGTCAGGCACATCCTTGATGTCGCACAGCTTCGTCAAAGCGGTTGCGCTGTCGCCACAATACAGGGTGGTATTCAGACCGGAGATAGCAGTACTCATAGAATGTTTACCTCCTTAGTTTCGGTAAATCATTCCGTCCTCTCCGATTGTTGCCCCGTAGCTGCAATCAATCCGATAGACGGAATTGTTGTACAGCCCATTCAACGGGGCAAACGATTTGCGATAAAAATTGAGCGGTTCCAATACAGAATCCACGATGTCCACAATGGAGCGGGCTTCTGAAATGCGTCCGCTGGTTTTGTTGGAATAGACCCGCACGCGCAGGGAAATGGCAGCATACTTGCTTCGGCTTGCAGAATCCCGATGAACCGGGAGATTGCTGTTTTCCTCTATCTGCACACATGGAAACTTTTTGACGTTGCTGTCATTGATTTCGCCAGTGACGAAGATACCAGGCACTTGCTTTCGCAGTTCCTTGGCAACAGCTGTAAAGATAGAATTGAAATAATCAATCAACTATTCCAAACCTCCCTCCACGTTGCTTCTACCTGAGAAGCCATTTCTTCAACAGCTCCCCACATAGCCATAGCTGGTTCGTTACCGCTGGTGTAATTCAACTGTCCCTTGCCGGGAACGGTATCCACATAGGTTCCGGCATTACCGGGGTCACCGTAGTAGTACCAACGTCTGCCAGCACCCTTGCCTTGACCATAGGAGCCATGCGCACCAACACCGGGCGGCAGTTCGCCGCCATATCCGTTGTGATGTGCACCGGTACCAAACTCGATAAAGGCGACTGACTTGCCCTCTGCAATGATGGTGCAAATGTTTCCGTTCTGCTCAACACGACAAGAGACATCGTTGCTACCGGCATATTCTGCATTTGCAAAGCGAACTTTCGCTACATCAAGCCCTTTGTCAGCCAACGACTTTGCAAACTCCTGCGCTTTTTTGTTCAGGGTGGCCTTGTACTCCTGTATCTGACGTTCCGCATCACGAAGTCCGGCATCGCTCAACCTCACTTTAATTTTCACTTGCAGCCACCTCTTTCAGCGCATACAACGTGTCCGTGATATGCTCTGCGACCTTGACCACAATGTAATTGAAGGGCTTTGAAACGTCCGTCTGAAACCAAACGCGCGTACCTTCATAAAGCGGTGTGTTGTGCTTTTTGCTGGACGAACTGACAACGTAGCTGTAATCCGTGAACGCTCCAAAAGGGCTTGCTTCCGCAGAACCAGTAGGCGGGCTGACGTTCAACATCAGCCTTGCAGGGTCACTCCACGTCTGCGATGTTTCGCCGGTTTCGTTTCCCCATTCGTCCACAACAGGTTCTTTCTCGCCGATTGGGTTTGAATACCACAGCGGGCGCTTGTCCAGAGGGCTTCCATTGAACATCAGCCGATCACACCTACTCTCGGAACCACTTCATTCAGCAGGGACTGCGCCACATCAGAGCTTTCCCACACACGAGTGATACCATTGTTGGTATAGCTCGTCTGTCCGTTTGCGCCAATGTGGTTGTACAGTTCCGCTGCAATGCGTATCTGCAACGACTGATACTGCAAGGGCAACTCGTCCGGTCTGTTACCGAACGGATAGCCCTGTGCAAATATCTTGTCTTTGGCGAAATCAAGCAGCAGGTCGAAGAGTGGGTAGTCCTCGTCCGTGATTTCACGGTCAAGTGCAGGGGCAATGTACTGCCCCAGCTTGACTGCCGCTTCAGAATACTGGTCTCCCATTCTGCTTTCCTCCTTTCGCCTTAGTAAGCCTTGATGCAGTACACAGCGTCCATCTTCTGGAAGGACGGAAGGACAATTTCGGATACGATAATGTTTGTGTTGACAGGGTGAGGCTCCTTAATAGTAGTGACTGCAACGCCGTTGTTTACGATAGAAACAGAAGCGTTCGTCATGCCCGCACGGAGATCTGCCTCTTCAGGAGTAGTGCCATACCACATCTCGCCGACCTTACCATCAGGAACCAGAACAACATAGCCATCCGGGATGTACTTGACGGAATCGCCACCGCCTTCCGGCTGGTACATCTTGTCAAACAGATGAATCTTGATGTCGGTAGTCTGCTCAACCAAAGCGCGTGCTTCGCTCTGGGTAAGAACAGCAATAGACTTTGCCGTAACCGTCATGAAACGGTTTTTCACCTCGTCAGAAGCAATCATCTTGTTCAGAGTGTTGGTGTTCATGTAGGCGCGAGTGATGGTTTCGCCAACATTTGCAGCGATTGCATCCTTCGCAGTGGTAAAATCAGTAAGGGGAGTAGAAGTGGTAACGTCCCACTTTGCCTTGCCGGTAAGAGCCTTGTAATTCTTTGCCTGCCAAGTACCATCAGGGTCGTAATCATAGATGTAGTTCATGCCGTTTGCCTTGATGGTGATACCGGGCTTGCCGTTCTCCGGGCAAAGCAGCTGCCACGCCATACGTTCAGGAACGATTCGAGCACCAGTAATCAGCTCTGCGGCATCATCGAAAATTCGGCCGATGATTTCCTCCGCAAAAGTGCTGTTGCTGTTCTGAATCTCCATCAACATCTGGCGGTCTTTCTCGTCGATGTGGAAGCCCTCACGGAAGAACGGCATCTCGGTTTCAGACATCTTAAAGCCCTTGCGCTCGCGGAAGGTTGCCTTCGTATCAAATGCACTCGGCATCAGGGAGATGCCAACGCCCTTGTGACCGCGAATCCACTTCAGCTCCAGACCGGCTTTCTTGCGCGGAGGGAACAGAGCATCAGAGCCGAACGCCTGAGCGTTGGTAACATCATTCGTCCAATACTCAGCAATCGCATCGGAAGTGAAATATTTCTGAAAATCCATGTTTTTTACCTCCGTTAAGCATTAGTGCCGATGTTGTCACGGAAAAAGACTGCGGGAACAGCCTTATGCAGAGCGGCAACGTCATCAGCAGTAAAGGAAAATCCAGAACTTGCCTTTGCCTTTTTCTGGTCAACAACACCCTGAATCAGCAGTGCGCCGTTTGGGTTGACGGACGGGTCAACAGTGTGCAGCAGAATGCCAATGGCGTCGGTAACTGCTGCATCGGAAACCCCGGTAGTGGCAGAAGCCTTCTTGCCAGTCTTTGCCATTGGATAGCCAGCCTTTACGACATCGGTTTCGGTCACAGTAAAGGGAATGGCAACGTAGGTATCAGCAGCCAGAATAGTGCTTTCAGGAGCCGATACCGGAGTAGTGGTATACTTCATGTTTTCCTCCTTAATGGAAAGCGTTCAGTGCGTCACTCGATGTTTTATTTTCGGCATTCTTTCTTGCTGCAAGGCTCTTAGCAAATGCCACACCTTCGCTGTCAGAGCTGCCATTGCCATCCGCACCCGGAGGTGTGGGCATACCCTTCAGCAGAGAAGCCTTGTATGCGGTGTCGTGGGCGGTCATAAACTCCGACTGGAACTTAAACACCTTGTCCATGTCACCGTCAGCCAGTGCAGATGCAGCCTTGCCAGCCAGTTCAGCGTCATAACCCTGTGCAACGAACTTCTCACGGTAAGATGCAAGGGTCTTTTCCTTAACGAGATTCTCCTTGTCGGCAGTCAGGGCTTCAATCTGCTTCTGCATCTCTGCCAGCTTGTCAGCCTGTTCCTGTGCGGCGTTCTCGTCATCGGTACGCTTTGCCTTGAGCTGCTTCTTATACTCAGCAGCTTCGCCGTTGGCTTTCGTCACGGCGTTGCGCAACTTCTCAATCTCTGCGTTAGGGTCTGCAACCTTTTCAAGCGCAGAAATGATTTCATCGGCGGTCATGCCCTCTTTGTAGGCATCACCAAGCAACACATTGAGTTTCATATCGTTAATTTCCTCCTGCGTTTTTTTACCGTTGCTTCCCTGCAACGCTGCGAAATTTGTATCCCGGCTTCCCTGCCGGAATATATCAGCCCGAAAATTCGGGATGATTACATACTGTCCACAAGTTCTTTATAGCTGATTCCACTAGTCAGTCCTGGGGATTCTTCGCTATCCGTTCCGACAAAATGAGCGTTTTTTATGCTTGGATGTAAATACTCAATCATTGCAAAATTAGCTACATCTATCAGCCATTCGGTATTCCCTGTTTCAAGATATTTTTGAATGCGTGGTTGAATCTCTTTGACGGCTTGCGCTAATTCTGGATAGGTTTGGCTCATCCATCCATACTTGTAATGAGAGACAAGAATTCGATTTTGCATTTTCTTGATAAAATCGTCATCCCAATCCCTTGCAAGGATTTCACTGTTTGATTTCATCGCTACTCTCTGGATTGATCCCTATTTTTGATGTTTTGTTGACGCCAACAACTTGTTCAGGCTGCGGCTTCTGCGGTTTCGGCGCTTTCCCGTCCTCGCCCAGCTTGCCAGCGGCAATCAGGAAGGGCTTGCTCATTTCATAAGCAGCCTGCGGGTCAGGGAACAGACCGGGCGTTGTGAACGCCAACTGCGGGTCAATGGTCTGCTGCAACATCTGCGCAAAAATCTGAACCTTGCTCTGCTGGTTGTCGTACTGACGGCGCGGCAGTTTGATGTTGATGTCACTTGCCATCAGCTTAGAACCAGCCGCGTCACGCAGGATTTTTAACATTACAGACAGGCTCTGGCGCTCCGAGAACTTGAACATATTCTCGTACTGCTGCGCCCTTGCTTCTGTGTGATTCCAGCCGTTGCGGACGATAACTGCGCCCACGTTGTCGGACGTTGCGTTCTCGCTACCAGTGGCACTAGGCATGGCAGTCAGGCTACGGTACACGTTCAACATGGAATCAAGCAGAATCTGCGTTTGCTGCTGGTTCAGCTCGTTTGCAAGCTGTTTTACATCGGCAGCAAGTCCAGAAGTAGACTTGATCGACATTGCGCCCATAGCCTTAACAGCTTCCAACGCTTCTTTATCGACAAGACAGTTAATAAAGACCAGGATAGACTGGATGAACTGCTCCACACCGTCCAGACGATTGCTTTCAAGATTGTTGATGGCATCCAGAACAGGGATAGCCGGTTCAAACAGACCCATGCGCTCTGGGTTGAGCTTGTATTCGACCATCGGCAGCATACCCAGAGAATGATTCTCTGATTTTGTAACCTTGCCGTTGTCGATTTCAAAGTACTGGTTTGGCGTGTACACGCAAATCAGGTCGTTCAGGTCGTTCTGATAATTGCGTGGGATGTGCAGCACGTTGGCAATCGGCTTATGCCCGATGCCGGAGTTATAAATCACATACGCCATGTCTGGGTCAGGAACGTCCACCAGCAGGGGTGTTTCGTCCGGGTAGTTGCCGCCATACCCCTTGTCAGGAAGAACGATGCGGTATCCCTGTCCGCACTCCAACATCCACTGCCAGAGCCGCCGATCAAGCGCATCCTTGCCCTCATACTGCAAGGCGTTGGACAGGCGGGCGATTTCCTCACCGTCACCTGTTGCAGTTTCAGACCGCACATAAGAGCAAGGCGTGCCGCTCATATAACCTGTGTAGAAGCCCACGCACTCATTAGCGTGGTTCTCCACAATGCGGTTTGTGATTTCAGCGTGATATTCCTTCGTGCGGTGGAGGACGGGCTGACTACCCAAGTAGTAGTTGTGCAGAAAGCGAATCTCGTTCTTGTTCAGCAGATGAATAGGCTCTGCCTTGCCCATTACCACTTTCAGCACGTTCTCCCGATTGATTTCCGTCTCCGGCGTTTCAATCGGTCTGCGTCCGGTCAGCGGATTATTCAAAAATCCGTCAACAACTATCTGATACTCAGCCATGTGTTCCTCCTTTCCGTTAGAATCTTCCCATCATTTGCTTGTACTGTTCGACAAACCGTTCTTGAACAAACAGCTTTTCAATAGCAGACCCGCCTTTATTGCCAGCGCCCATAGTGGATTGCTTCTTTGCACTTGCAACTTCTACACACCCACTTGGCGCTTCATACTCGCTGATAACAACCATGAACGGAACTTCGGCAAGCCACTTTTCAAACAATTCATGGTCAAAATCGCATTTGTATCCCGTACAATTCGTCCGTTTATAGGGAGGGTCTGCGTACACAACTGCATTTGACGGAATTTGTGCGTCCCTGTAATTCATTTGCAGACCTTCAAGCTTTTGTATGGCTCCAAGATTCTGCAAGCGTTCAAGATTCTGCAAGCGTTCAAGATTCTGCAAGCGTTCAAGATTCTTTATCCTTTCGAGGTGTCCTAAATCATGGAGCATTTTATGTTTTGCTTGACATCCAAGCCACTGCGAATAAAACCTTTTGTACTCCTCGCTGTTTGTCTTGATGTCCTTTGAGCTACCATCTGAATTGATTCCGAACTCTCGCAAAAGGGACGTATCGCCAAACACTCTTGCATAATGCAAAGCCTTTTTCCATGGTTCAATCTCTTTTGAGTAGAGATAATCTCTGCGGTTGTTACCAAAACTCCAACAAAGCGAAACGTAAGGGTCAGAATCCTTCAGTCTATGAAAATCTTCGCGGCTAATCCAACGCTTTTCGTTTGCGTATTTGCCGTGAACAGCATCCATAAACAACTGCGGTGCATCGCCAATGTCATTCGCAACAATGTGATTCCATTTGCCAGACAGCAATGCAGCGTGTGTAACAGCACAACCACCAGCAAACAGGTCAATCAGTGTCTCACCAGCAGGAAGATTGGAGGTAACCCACTGCGCGATTTTGTTCTTGCTGCCACGATACGGCACGCCATATCTCACGGTAGGCTTCTCCTTTCCGGCAAAATAAAAAGCGCAGCAAGACAAACCTGTTAAGGTCTATCTCACTGCGCTTACAACTGCGCTTCAAAAGCTATTTAGTTCTTAAACTTTGGTACGGAGACCCATGTATCTTTTGGAAGGTTAGAATCTCCAATTGTAATCCAATGGCAAAGAGGGCACAAAAGAGAGAACTTGCCTTCTACTTCGCCAAGATAACGTCCGCAATCACACGGATTGCCGTTTGCGTCTTTCCGAGGACGCTTGCATCGTACTTTTGCTACCATCTGTGCTCCTTTCGTTGGATTTCTGGAAACAGGCTGTTGAGCACAGACCTGTCAGAAGCTACTGGGAAACTATTCGCACTTCCAGCCGTGCTATTCTTCGCCCGAAGAAAACCATTGCAGCCTTTACATTCAGTTGTTGGACAGACGTAAACGGGTCAGCTGCAATTTTGGTGCTGCATAATGGATTTGAACCAATGTATGTCCGGTTATGAGCCGGGTGCTCTAGCCTGACTGAGCTAATGCAACATAGAAACCCGGCTTGATTGGTTAACCGCTGCTCTTTGCAATGTCATGCTTAAACATTACATTGAGAGCCGGGAATAGCGGTGAATGTTTTGGAGAATAAAGCCATGCAAAGCTAGGTAGTTGGTTGTGCTGCGTAACGGAATCGAACCGTTGCTTGCCAGCCGTGGGGGAGACAGGCTGGCATTTCCCTTACAATTGGAAACGCAACATATAAAGTCCGGTGAAGGCGAAAGAGTGAGAAAACCTCCACCGGTGAAAGGAGGAATACGCTTGTTGACACGCACGCGAGTAAAATGGCAAAACCCCGCATGCAAGCTATTCCTTTAAGGGAAGCTGCAAAACTTCCTGCGTACATTATAAGCCTTGTCAAGTGGTGAAATCAAATAAATAGACCCAGCGAACACAATATATTGTGTTTTTAATTAAAAAGGCCTCTTGACAGGCTCAATTTTACTGATTCCGTTATACAGTTCATCGGCAAGCTGCGCCAGACTGTCCGGTGCGTCATCGTGCGGAACTTTGCCAAGCTGCGTGAACATCGTCACCTGCTCCATGAACGCTTTGTACTCTTTCGACTGGTGCTTTTCATCAAGGAAATAGAACCGTTTGATGTCCGGCGCATACTGGATGATTCTTGACAGCTTGCTTTGACCACTTGGCGCACGCTGGCTGCGGACAGAGCAGTGATAGCCCTGCTTCCGGAGCTGGCTGTCTACCACGTCACAATATTCATCACCGCCGTTGTTGGCTTCGCCACGCACCACATTGATTTTATGCTGGATGATTTTTCCCACGACTTCCGGGCGGGTCACGGTTTTGTCGCCGTTATTGAACACAAGATCAGGAATGAACACGGCATCACCATACACATAGGCAATAGGGCAAGCGGTGAAGTCACCGCCGCCCCATGCAATGTCCATGACCATGAGCTTCCGATCAGGTTCGCCATCAGGCAAAACACCGTTGAAATACCGCAGTTCATCGGCAGGGAACAGCAAGCCTTCACGCACATAGGGCTTGCCCATGTACTTTGCCCACCATGTTGCATCGTCAATGCTGGCTTTCATGTCAGCATAGTAGGCATCGTCAAATCCAACGCCGTAGTCATAATTGAAATTGCTGTGTCCGTTCTCGTCCACAGCAGGAATCACCCGGAATCTGTACTTAGGATTGTCTGCATACTGACTTTGGATGCGCCCCAGAGGGTCAAGCACGTTCCAACGTGTACCGACCATCAGCTCTAATGCGCCTTGCTTTTTGCGGTCTTTCAGCTGGTTCAAATAGGCATCGTACTTGTTGTTCAGTCGCTCAACGTTCAGGCTTTCCTCCAAGTCCTCGATCAGGTCATCGCTGTACAGAACGCCGCCCTCGCCAATTTCAACAGCACCGGTCAGCGTACCGCCAATGGAGCGGCAAGTCAAAGTGGGAAAACGCTTTTTGCGGTTCAAGTCAACACTTTCGTCCTTTGCACTCTTATCCACAAGCTGAACGTCAGGGAAGATTTTGCCCCAGTTATAGGTCACGGGGTCAGTGATGATAGACAGCACTTCGCCGTAGAAGCCGTTTGTCAGCTTGTCAGAATGTCCGCTCATGACCGATGCAACGTCCGGGCGGTTGCCCATAAGCCATGTGATGAAGAAAATGCACAGCGTACTCTTGCCTACGCGAGCCGGAAGACTGACCCCCAAGAAATCTATCCGCTTATAGAACAAGTCCTCTAGGTCGTCTGCCAGCACTTTCAGCACTCTGCGTCTGGGCTGATAGAATTTCTTCTCCGGCGCGCGATTCCATTCAAGGTAAATGCAATAGCTGTCGAATACATCTTTTGCTTCAAACAGGTACGTCCGGCTAATAATGTCATAGACCTTCGCTACGTCCTCGCCTGTTTTCATCTTCCCCATCGTGGCTGCGCATACAGAGCGCAGCTCACCAGAGTATTTGTAGGCATCGAACCGCTTGTCTTGCGGCAAAGCATCTCTCAGGTTCACGACCGCCTGAAACCAGTCCTCATAAACCTGTGCTTCTGTCGGATTCTGCTTTGCATACGCTTTGATGCTGTCGATAATGGCGATACACTGCTTTGGCTGCATAAAAAATAGGCACCCCCTACCTGAAAATGTAAAGAGTGCCTACAACTGCACAAAAATTGAATATTCGGTTTTATAATGCTGTTTTCGGAAAATTATTTGCTAAAATTCGTTTTAACAGATGGAAAGTGCGATTTATTTGACCTCTTCCGCAAGCTGGTTTAGCCTGCGTTTCAGCTCGTCTGCATCGTAGTACAAAGCGTCTGCGATGGCATTGAGAATGTCGATTTTGTCGGTGTAATCGCACAACGTTCCAATGAGCTTCAAACTCTGATCTGACAATTTTACAGTTTTCATGCTGTTTTTCCCTTCTTATTCGGTTTTATTCCAGGTGCGAACAATGTCACCTGTTCTGTTCAGCAATCCGATACCACGTCTGGCGGGTTAGATAATGTTCGCTTGCTCATCAAGCCACGTTTCGCGGTCAAGTCTTTCCTTCTTTTCGATTAAGGTAGGAGTAAACGTTTTATCGCTCTTCCATCCAGCGTATTTCTTAAAATACGCAAGATAATCTTCTGCTATTGCTGGAATGCTTTCCAAAATAAATGTAAGAAGAGCAACTCTCATTTGCCGCTTAAACGTTTCGGAAGAGCCTTCTTTCTTGAAATCAAAAAATATGTTTTCATCATAAAACAAAACATTGCATTTCTTAGATTGGCATTCCAGCATAAAGGAAGTAAAATCTTTGCAGTTTACAAAATCGAAAACCGAACGAAATGTCAAATCTGCATCTTTTTTGATAAAATCCCAATAAAACGGTTTTTGCTTTTCCATATTGTTCTCCTTTTTTCTTGCCTGTTGGAGAAAAGAATGGTATACTGTGGTTGCACCATTCTTTTTCCTGTTTTGATGAAGTTGGTGTACTCTTAGCGGTGGCTTGTGGTTGGGCTGCCGCTATTTTTATTTGCGTATCTTTCGACACGCTCATACCAAGTAGATTTTCCGATGCCAAGCCGCTTGCAGCACTCTTTTACAGTAATTTCGCCTTTTTGCTGTTGTTTTAATAGGCTTTTAAACTGCTGCTCGTCAACTTGCTTTTCCTGTCTGCCAAAGCTACGGCCTGTTCTCGCCGAAACTCGCCTACCGTCAACAATAGGCATGGCAGCTATACCCTCTGCCTGACGCTGCTTGGTTTTCTTGCGCTCCTGTTCAGCTACTGCGCCCAAAACCTCAATAAGGATGTTGTTCACCATTTCCAGCACCCACGTCTGGTCTTGGAAGTCAATAAGCGTGGTCGGAATGTCGAGAATGCGAACAATCACGCCTTTTTCTTTGAACCATTGAAGTTCTCGCTTCATTTCGTCTTTGTCACGCCCGAATCGGTCAAATTCCTTAACAATGACCTCATCCCCAGCCTTGACAGTCTCTTTCAATCGTTTATATTGCGGGCGATCAAAGCTGCTGCCTGTCATTTTATCACAAAATACGTTCTCGTCCGGGATGTCAAACCGATCTCGTGCGATTTTAAGCTGTCTTGCAAGGCTTTGTTCCTTACTAGACACTCTAGCTAAGAAGTAACGCATTTTTTTCACCCATCACTTGATGTCAAACCCATTTTCGACTTTTGTCTCACGAGGAACTACCATAATCTTGTATCCCATAACCCTTAGTGTTTCATCCAGCTTGTTGACACTAATGTTTTTGTGCCTTAGACGTTCATTCAAGGTTTTAAGCGGAATGTTAAGCATATCACTTAACTTCGCTTGGTTCAATTCCTTCAATTTCAAAATTTCCTTTATCGCTTCACTTGCCGTCATTTTTCTTCGCCATCCTTTCTTGATTCTATTATATCAAGATATTTCTGGATGTCAAGATATTTCTGGACTTTCTTTGCTTGCGCTTATATTATATATAAATATACTCTAGTATGTATTTATACATACTAGAGTAGTATAAGGGTGTTTACTTAATTAATCAAAATCAGGTAGAAAATTTTCTATAATAAGGAGTAATTCTTCCAAACTTCATTTCCGTAAAACTTTTGGTCTTGACAAGCATATTTTCACGCTTTATACTTGTTTCAGCGAAAGCGAGGTGATAGGCTTGGCAAGACGAGCAGAAACCTCGGAACGTGATAAGCTGCGCATGATAAGCACCCGGCTTACTGAGAGCCAGATCGCAAGCATGGAAAGCAGCGCAAAGGCATTGGGCATCTCAAAGGTCGATGTTATCCGCATGGGTATCGAGTGGGTGGCATCCTACGTTGAGAACATCAAGGCATAAAAAATAAGCTACCAGCGAGTACTTTGAACGGTCACGCTGATAGCTTATCCACATCACGAAACGAGAATCTGCAACCACCAAGGGTGCAGTCTCCCTTTTCGGAATCTATTATACCAAAAAGGGCTGCTCTCCGCAAGAGTTAGGAGAAAAAAAGCATGAACTTTCCCACGACAACCGAAGAATTTCTGAAAACTCTCGCACACGGCAAAGAACCGACCAGCGAGGACAGGGAGTACGCAGAAGCGCTGGGCAAGCTGTCCGAGCTGAATTACCGGGCAGGGTACGAAGCGGGAGCAACCAAAAATAAGGGTTAAGTTTTGTGCAAAACGTAGAAAGTAGTTTGTCAAGATGAACGAACACTAAATGTTGTGTTTCATTGGTCTATTTCCGCTTGACTTTACTACATTTTGCAATTACACTTAATGCACCTCAAAGAAAGGAGATGAAAATATGGCAAGAAGTCCCTACATCGAAGCATACCGTCATCAGGTAGCCGTTGGCTTCACTGATCGTCAGTATGAACTGCTGGTAGAGCACTGCAAGAAGTGCCGCGTATCGCTGTCACAGGCCGTCCGCGATGCCTACCTTGAGAAGTACCCCATGCCCAATGAAAACGAAAAATGATACGTCCGCTGCTGTCGGCAAACTTTAGCGAACGTATCATAAACCACACTGGAACAAGCTGTTCCAGCCTTATTATAGCAGGAATTGGATTGTTCCGCAAGAACCATAGGAGTTTTTATGGAACAAAAGGTTAAATATGCTATCAATCTTATCAGCGAGAACGGACAGGTTGTCGTTTCCAGCCGTGAAGTAGCGGAGAACTTTGGAAAAGAGCACAAGCACGTTCTTCGCGACATCGAAAACATGATGGGAGGAGAGCCCAAAATTGGACTGTCCTCTATGTTCTTCAAATCGGAGTACCTTTCAGTCCAAAACAAAGCGCTACCTGAGTATCTGATGAATCGCGATGGATTTACGCTCCTTGCTATGGGTTTCACCGGCAAGGAAGCCCTTGAATGGAAACTCAAGTACATTGACGCTTTCAATCAGATGGAGCAGAAGCTGACCAACCCAGAGCCTGAATCAACAGAGATGCTGTTAAGCCGCGCTCTGATCGCCGCTAACAGTGTTATCGACACGGAGCGTAAGAAGGTAAAGGCTCTGGAAGCGGAAAATGCAAAGATGAAGCCCGATTCCGACTACGCAAAGGCCATGCTGCTTTCCGATGAAAGCCTGACTACCACGCAGATTGCCATGAACTACGGCATGAGCGCACGAAAGCTAAACCAGATTCTTAGAGAGCTTGGCATCCAACATACTGTGAACAAGCAGTGGATTCCTTACAAGAAATATCTTGGCAACGGATACGTTGTCGGGCATCCGATCGAGCTGCCGAACGGAAAGACGAAAGAGGTCACTCGCTGGACGAGAGCCGGTCAGAAGTTCATTTATAGCAAGCTCAAAGAAGCGGGCTATCTTCCTGTTGGCGAGCAGATTAGAATGGAGACGTGCTGATGGACTACTCGGAAGAAATGTTTCGGCTACAAGCTGAGAATGAAGAGCACAAAGCCGTTTTAGAAAAAAGCCATGAAATCCTTAATCAGGCATTAGAAATCATCATGCCAGAGGATAAGCGGTCAATGGAAGTTGTAAGTGTAGCGCTAGCAACGTCCGTACAGCATTTTTGCGAGGACAGCTATTCAATGGGATACAATGATTGTTTGCTCGACATTCTCATGGAAAAGGAAGAAGTCAGCGCTCCTATCATGTTTCCAACACTTAAATCGTAAATAGCCCATAAGAAAAGCCAGTGGTTAGAGAACATCTAGCCGCTGGCTTTTTGTATTACATTTGAATTGCTACGATTTCCCACGAAGAATAATTGGAAAGCCCAGAATAGGGGTGGATTTCAAAGTTCTTCGTCTCTCCCGGTTGGATATCCAAGACATAATCAATATCTCCGCACACGGGAACTTCTTCTCCGCTCACATCTTTCATCTTATACAGAACGATGACCTTTGCATTTGTCTTGTATGCGCTGTTGTTAGTCACTTTTCCGGTGAATCTTGTCTCATAGCCACTACCACGCTTTGAAGTATTGGTAACAGCCAATTCACCTGCTCTTAAAACTTCTTTTCCTGCACTCGGCTGATAGTTATAGTCCTGAGCCGAAACAGCCATTTCGATACCGGCAGGGATAGTACCGTCATACTCGTATGTGAAGTATCCGGCATACCAGTAGGAATCATCTTCCGCAACCCAGTCCAGATATTCATCGTCTGTTTTAATCACGGAGCCATCCTCTGCAACAACTGCGATTTCAATATGGGGAAACCAGACCGCAAGATTTTTGTTCGTATTCTCGATTTCAAGCGCATAAGAAATATAAATCGTGCTACCGTCACGCCACGCATAAGACCCATGATTCTTAATGCCTAACGGTTCATACTGTGTTGCATTAGTCTGCTCAAGTTCAATAAGGCCAGACCATTCATCAGGCTTTTTTGCAGCAATTGCACTGATAGGCATGGTAAAAATCAAAGCGGCAACAAGAATTGCTGAAGCAAACTTCTTCATCTTTACGTCCACTCCTTATTCGTCCACAAGGTCTGCGTACTTGACTTCGATGCGGGGCAGTTCATCGGTAGTGCTGGTCAATGCTCTGGTGATTTTTTCAAGCCCGGTGAACTCACCATAGACGGTGATAATATCATCGTCCAGAATCTTCACAGCATCGCCGCCACGCTTATCCAGCATATAATACTCGTCATCGGCATAGAACCCATATCCACTATTGTCCGTGTAGGTTCTCCATGCTTTCTCGCTGTCGGAGAAGTTTGCGTCAATAATTTGCGAGACCTTTACCTTGACAACAATCTTGGTACCTTCATACTTTTCAGGATAACGGCACAGCTCCTTATAGTCCACAGTCTGGCACTCTGCCTTGTAATCGTCCTCGCTGACCTCAGGCACAACAGATGCAACGGAAGAAGCAATGGATGCGCTTGCCTTGTTAGATGTAGCGTCCTTGTAGCCTTCCTCAAAGCCCTTCTTGCTGCTATCGCTAGAGCCACCAATAGCAGACAAGACAATTAAAACAATGATGGCGATGAACCACCAACGTTTGTAGATGGGCGGCTTGTTCTTACCGCCGCACTGAGGGCAGACCTTTGCGCTTGCGGCAATCTCTGCGCCACAGTGCTTGCACGTTGTCATTTTACTTTTAGCCATTGTAGATTCCTCCCTTTCAAGGCTTGTAAGGCAAGTATAGCACAGAACACAGACCCTTTGTAGGGGTCTTTTTGTTTTTGCGGGAAATTTTTGAGATTGACAATAGGGGGTGGGGTGATTTTTTTGAGCCTTTTTTATTTTTTCGGTGGTTGAAAGACTGACCGGGCTGGGCTGGGCGGCGGCTGTATACCCCGCCGGTGGAGACCCCAGCACCCCAGCGCACCCGGACAGACTGCAAATCACAGGCAGCAGGGCAGGCCGTGCCAGAACCAGGGCGGGCAAATGCCAGGGCAGGCCGCACCACGCACCGGCACACACGCCCAGGCGCTGGACACGCTGCACCGGTCTGTACTCGATGCCAAACCGCCCACGCCTGGTAGATCGTACCTGCGGCGGGGCTGGTCTGCCTGCTCAGTGCGTCCGGTAAAGTGTACAATTTCGGACGCTTTATTTTATCCATATTTATATGGATAAATTTTGCCAAAAGCATTGACAATCCATATATATATGGATATAATATAATCAGTCCAGATAAATATGGACTACAACCACAATACACCAAAACAGGAGGACAAAAGCCATGATGAACAATAAAGAGATCGATTACACCGCCCGCCCCATTCCGGGAGATTACGAAGGCCGCAATCATCGCGCGTGTGTATGGTACAACAGAGCCCGCGCCGCGTTTGATCTCGCCACGCTTGACGCGCTGACAACTGCCGCAGATAAAGCCGCTGACCGCGTGCCCACTGAGGCATACGAAAAAGCGAGAAAGCTCCTTGACAGCGTGCAACGTTGGGGGCTTGCAGATGCAAGAGCATGGGAGCTTGACAACGACAGCCGCTATTATAACTCCGAGTGGCTCAAAACCCGACAGGCTCAGCTTGCAAAACGGCGTGTAAAGCTTGATAAAGACCTTAAAGAATACGGTTTGCAGATTGACAGTTATGGCTTGTATCCTTGCATCCGAGAAATTACAAAGCCGGGTACGGATATGAATTTATTGTACTGGTTTTAATGGAGGGTATAAATATGAACAAGCTTGTTTTTGATGTGAACAACGGCAGAAAATTAGAACTTGTGCAGCGGGAGGATAACGGAACAACTCTTATTTGCTCCCTTGATGCGCCAGACAACGAAGCGTATATAAGCGCTGGTGACTTTGTGCAACTGATTAACCTTTATCGCTATTGCAAGCGGTACGACATCAAGAACGATTGGATTAACCCAAACGGCAAAAATGCGGAGGTATAAAAAATGACTAGATCGGACGAATTGAACGCCGAAATCAGAAATCAGGCCGTGCGCCTGTATCCGAAATGTGCCGGGCTCTTTGAGCTGCCGTTGATGGTATACACTCAGATTGTAACGGATAACCTGACCCGCTCCAAGCCGTACCGCTTGAGCGTTGAGCGTTGCAAAAAAATTATCCTGACAATGCCGGAATTTGATTAACGGAGGGTTTACAGTATGATTACTCTTGACTTTTCCCAGTGGACCGCGCTTTGGTACGTTGGCGGCATGATTTCCGGGGCGTTGGTTATGCTGGTATTTCTTAACAGCTAAGGAGGAGCAGAAATGAAAAATAAAAAATATCTCGATTCGCTCAATTCGGAGAGAAAATACTGTTTGCTTGACCGTATGCGCATTGATTGCGAGTATTTTTTGGGATTCGGTGCCCGCCACGAAAAATATTTGTGGGCCGGCAATGTGGCCGACCATATCGCCAACATGCTATATTTATATGATAGTATCGGAGAAAAACCGGAATGGTTGACCCGTGAGGACATTTTGAAATATAAAAAAGAAATGGAGGGCTAAAAAATGACGTTGTTCGAAGAAAAAGTGAACGAGTACCGCGAAAACAAGCGGCTTTTAGAAGAGCTGGAAGAAATGAACGAAAGCATTAAAGCTGATATTATTGCTATGATGCAGGGTGCGCCGGAGATGGCACAAGGCACCGCAAAGGCTATCTATAAGTATGTGCAAAGCGTCCGGTTAGATAGCAAGCTACTCAAGACGCTGCACCCGGATATTTACGCAGAGTGCAGCAGCAAGACAACCTATAAGCGCTTCAGCGTGGTATAGAGGGGATTATAACATGATTATGCAAATACATTTTGCAGGCGTTGGCCTGCCTTATACGTCCCGTAACAACACAGTGCCGAACATCCTGCAAGAGTATAGGCAAATAGAGCCAAATCTTGCACATGATGCCGTTGTAACGTTCACGGCTGCCAACGGCTGCACAGTTCGGCAAGACGCCGTTAGAAACTGGTACGTTTACACCGATAATACCCACGCCCCAAAAAAATATAGCTATCTTGCATCTGCGCTCAAATGTGCGGCCGTTGGGGGGTGCAATCTGTGATTTTATCTTGTATCCTGTTTTTCTTCTGGTTTTTTAGCGCGCTGTTTAAGGCAAGCAAGTAATGCCTACCGGATACTTTAGCGGGGCTGCACCGTAAAGCAACCTCGCCCCAGCCCAAAAGGGCGAAAAACTTTCTGCAAGTCCTGTTTTTATGGCTTGTGATATGCTATACTGTAAAAAAGGGTAAAAGCCCGGAAAAGAGGAAAAAAGCCATGTTAAAAGACATTTCTAGCAGCGCCGCCGCCCTGTATGATGGGGGGTGGAGAAGTGCAGACGCTGAACAGCTCCGCGCAGAATACGACTTGACAGAAGAGGAAACGCAAGAGCTTTGCGCCGCCCTTGCAGACCTTGAAGAAAGAAACAACTAAAAGCAGCCCCGCCCACGCTGGCGGGGTTTTTCTTTTGCCTTGCATCTGCTGATGGTGCAGGGCTTTTATTTTGTCCTGCTGCAATACAGCCACACACAAGCGTTTACAGCGCGTTTTGTTTCGTACATGCAAAACTATACAGCCCACGCCACAAAACAGCACGCAGGGCTTTGCAGGGGCTTTTCCAGCTATTTGCCCCATTCTACCGTCACAAATACCAGACAAACGAAAGCGGATATAACGCCGCTTGCGCCACGTTGGAGCGTATCACAGCGCCGTAACACCTCCAGCACATACACATACACCAGACACCAGCGCCGCACCAAACGCTGTACGGGCCAGCGCAGCCGCCCTATTATAATAAGGTATATAAGAGCGTAGTAAATCGCAGACCATGCCAGCCCGGTAGCTTGTGATCTGGCACCGGTCAGCAGTCAGGGCGCACCGGCTGGCACGCTCCACCCGGCGGGGCAGTCCAGCGGCAAGGGAACGGCACGGCGGCGCGGAACCATTGGCGGCTTGCAGCCGCTTCCCTTTTCGGGCTTTCGCCCGATTGCCAATAGAGGTCAGCAATAGTCGCAGCGTTCCGGCTGGAATAGTCGTAACTTCTCCCGGCTGATAGTCGTGGAATAGTCGTAAAGTCGTCAGACAACCAGCGTTTGAAAGCCCTATATATAGTATAGTAACGAGCAGTTCGCTGATAGTCTTAGAGTAATAGTCGTAGCGTTTTCTTGCGAATTATCGTCAAATAGTAGTGTATTTTTTGTGTGAAATAGTCGTTTGCCTTTTAGAAGAATGGAAATGCGATAGTCGCCAAGCCATCAGATCACCAAAAAATCAATATGTGTCAAGACACCTGTCAATTTTATTTTCGTCTAGTCATACCAAATTCGTATACCAACCGTACTTATTATAATATACGCTTATATATCCTAGTAACTATCTATGGATTATTCTGCTGGAATAGTCGTATCATCTAATTCGGTCTGTTTCTGCTCGATTTAATTCCCAGTAATACACTATGGTATCTCGTTCAATCCATAGCGTTCTACTAGGAATAGTCAATGCAACATTTGTACATATTCAACCGACTGCAAAATGAAGTCAATTTTCCATGTGGAATAGTCGTAGACCATCCACCAGCCCGAACCTCACGCCAGTTCTCGCCTACGGTCTGCTCTGCTGGCTAACGGTACAGCTTTGGAGATAGAGGGTTATAGGGGGAAAGAACCTTTGCGAGAACATTTGGTTGTCGCTTTCAGTTGTCGCAGTTGTCGCACCATTTTGGCGTGGGGGCCTCAAACAATTTATTTGTTTGAGGGGGGAGTTAGGGGAATTAAAGGGGGTAATAGGGGTTGTAGGGGAAAGAGGGGGAAGAAAGGGGGGAAGATTGGTATACCATGATACCAACGCATACCATTCGTATCAACTGGTACGATTCGTATCGCTTGGTATGCAATAATCGCATCCATTTCGTCTCATGCACTCTGCTTTCGTCTAATTCTCCCGTCGATCGAGACGGATTCTGCTCAAAACCAGACCTTGCCGTTTTCCCCTGATAAATAACAAGAGAAAAAAGCGCGGAATAGTCGCAGAGGGTAGTTTTACCACCTGATACCATTCCATGCTTTCTGATACAATAGTTCTGTAGCCGCACGAGCTGAGATTAGATATTCTTGTTCTCTCGTGCCTTACGCAGACGTTCTGCAAGTGCTGCACGCTGTTCTTCGCTGATTTCACGAGTGACAGGCGGTCGGAACTTCACAAGACGTTTCTGCATCGAATAGGTCTTGGATTCCTTGCACCGCTTGGCAGACAGCTCCGCCATAAACTTGTATGTGTCGGGGAACTGCTCACAGAGCTTGTCCAGCTTGCGAATGTAAACCGGGTCAGCCGTGTAGATTTCTGCGGTATCCTCCGCTGCGTTGAAGGTGATGATGGTTTCACGTTCGATGTTGGTAAGTGCCATAGTTGTTTTCTCCTTTGCGTTATTTCTGATTGATTTTCTTCTTGGGGCATGATTCAGGAAATTCATCGTAGCAAGCCCAGCATGGAATCGTTTTTCGACAAATCAGCCGTTCTTCCCTTTCAAGTTTTTCACGTTTTTCTCGCTCCTTGCGTTCTTTCTCGTGCCGTCTGTGTGCATTGGCAACGATTATATGAACAGCAGCCATGTTTGGAACCATAGTCTTTTCCTCCTGTATTTTGTGTAGTGAAAAATATTTATAGGGTTCAGACGGTAACTTTATCGCCCTGACCCTGTTATCTGTTTTTCTTGCCTATTCTACTGTGACGATTGGAGCGCAGAAGCGATGTTACATCCACACGCATTCTTTGAACTGCTGGGTCTCCATCTGAAACGTGATGTCTAGTGACCCCACGTTGCCCTCTTTGTTCTTCTCAAGCGCAAAGTGATAGTGCGGCTCTGGCCGTTTTTTCGTGGTCACGTTCTGTGCCAGCAGAATGATTGCATCTGCGTCCTGCTCGATTTGCCCGGATTCTCGCAAGTCTGCGGCAGTTGGTGGGATGCCCGCTCTTGCGGTCTCTCGATTGAGCTGTGCGAGAGCTACCACCAGAGTTCCTGTAGACTGTGCGAACTCATGCAATGCCATGCTGATTTCCGTGACGGCACTGTATCGGTCTTTCGCTCCGGCTTGATGGATAAGCTGCAAATAGTCGATGAACACCACTTTTGCCTGCATCCTGATGGACTGCGTTCTAATCCATCCAACACTCTTACCAGCGGCAGAGCGGACATACAGCGGATATTTCTTGATGGCTACCAGTCGGTCAAGCTCGTTAATGCTGACGGTCTTGTTTTTGACCGTGTGCAGCGGTACGCCTAGTTGGTTTGCGATAATACGAGCGTAGAGTGTATCCGGGTCGGTCTCTAGGCTGAAATACGCCACTCTGCGTCCGTTCTTGGCTATTTCACAGGCAAGTTGCAGGGACAAAGCGGTCTTGCCAGCAGACGGTCTGCCGCCGATCACAACGAAGTTGCCCGGCACAAGATGCAAGTTGTTATCGAGCACTCTAAGCCCCGTGCTGATATATTCCGGCTTATCATCCAGCTTGCGGATGTAGTTATCTATGCCATCGCACATCGGGATGAAATCGCTTCTCTCGTTGTGTAGATTGATAGCTTCGCCTAGCTGCTCATAGATGCCTGTCAGGTCTGCGTATCTGGTCGAGCCATCAACGATTTTGAACGCAATCTCTCTGGCTCTGGACAATGCTGCCTGTTCCTTGACGATTCTAGCCCAGCCCTGCATCATGTCATGGGTGACGTTGCGGATGAACTCTGCGCCAAAGGCATCCAGACATTCACCCATAGCCTTTCTGCAATCGCCATCGTACTGTCCCATGACCTCTACCGGGTTCCACTTGTTGTTGTGCTCCCAATAGCCACGAATGGCAGCGAATGCTCTTTGCAGTTCAGGGCAAAAGTCTTCAATCTCCAAGTCCTGCAAAACATCGGCGTATTCCGAGAACGTGAGGACTGCTCCTAGCAGGATGTATTGGGTCTGATTTTCAATATTCACCGTAGAAAGTCTCCCTCGTCAGGCAATTCAGCCGTTGTCTGCTGATAGCCACCGTTCCAGTCCTTCACGTTACGCATCCAGTTCCGTGCAGCAGCTTTCCAGTCTTTCATAGGCGACTTGCCGACCTTCCAGCCATTTGCCGTGAAGTGGTCAACAAACCGCTCTGCTTCCAGTTCCGTGTAGCCCTTTTCGGAAAAGTAGGCTTTGGCTTGCTCGATAGTCGGTGCCTTGAAGCGTTTGACTTCGTTGGTATTTTTCTTTTCACATTTTTCTTTTTTATCAGATTCAGATACAGAATCAGATACAGATAAGGCATCGTTTGCATCCATTTGCATATTTTGCATACCAGTGTATGCGTTTGCATCATTGGTATGCGTTTGTATGCATTTGCATTTTTCGTCGTTCCAACGCTTATTTGCACTTCGTCTGTTTTTCTCAATTCGCTCCTGTCTTTTCTGTGCATTCATATCATCGAACGCCTTAACAACTTTCCAGAGCATCCGCATAGCGCGGTCGTTGTCGTATGCTGGCTCAAGTCCAGTCTCAACATACTGTGCATAGTTGCGGATGAATGCTCCAAATTCCTTGTCTGTCAGCTCGTCCATCGCATGAACGTGTTCCAGCAGAAGAATCATTGATGTTCTCGGCTTGTGTTTTTGCTCCATGCTCAATCCTCTTTGTAGCGTTTGTTCCATGCTTCGATGGCTTTTTCCTTGCCAAATGTTGCAGAAGTGCTCACCCCGCATTTCCCGCAGACTACCCAACTAGCCATGTCAACGTTAAGTGGATGAATCACTTTTACAGTCGGTGGTTCCGCACCGCAGAACGGACATCTCTTGAGTTCTGTCACTTTCTAAATCCCTCTCTTGTTCTCGTGATTCGCTTATGCGCCTTGACAGGCCTTGTGCCTTTTCCGTACGCTGGGCGGATATGTTTTTCTTTAATGTACCCACAAGGCGGTTTCGGCCCGAAATCAAAAAGGCTCAAGTCCATAATGATGATGCCAAACTTCTTGTTCGTCATTTTTAGCCCTCCTACACCATCGGAAACGCCATCCAATGCGTCACCGTCACATCTTCTGGCAGTCTCTCGCCTATCTCATCCCAGAACTGACCGTCTGCGTAACAACCCAGAAAGTACGCTGTCGGCGAGAATCCTTGCAACATTTTTCCATTACTATCACGCCATGTTGTCTTAGTCGCAAGCAACAAAGGCTGCGTCCGCTCTCGTGGCGGTTCGCTTGCTGGATGCCAGAGCGTGTTAGCCATGCGCGTTCTCCATTTTCGCTCCACAGTTCGGGCAGTAGTTCCAACGTGTATGATGATTTTTTGTGTGGCATCCGCTACACTCAAACCTTGTAAATGTACCGTCCTGTACAATCCATATCCATCTAGCAGTACGCTCTAAGGCTGTTGGGGCATCTTCCACAACATCAATGGCATCGCCAATACCGCAAGCACTGCATCTAACTCCATTGTAGTTCTCGCAGCCATCGCAATATGCTTTCTTGATTCTTTCAATAAGTGCGTTTCGTTCAAGGTATTCTGGATAATTAGCCATTATCTTTTACCTCGATTGTTGGCGCAGTGTCGATGTAGTCAAGCACATCGTCTAGCGCATAGCCCATGTAGACGTACTCGACAGTAAACTCTTGTTCTAATTCCTGCATCCATTCTTCGATGCGTTTCCGTAGTGCATTGGCATCAATCGGTCTGGCTCTCATTGCACGTTCTCCCTTCAAATCGTGTTATCAACACTTATAACAGTAAACGCTAAAGATGATTGCAAACCCAACGAGAAAGAAAAGAACATTGACTGCTACAACCGCAATGGCTTTTAAGATTACGTTGTCTATGTATTCGTCCAAAATGCTAAGAACTATATATTTTTCGACCAAATAAATCGGAAAAACGAGCGCAAAACCAATCATTGTCGTCAAAACAAAACCGAGTACAATTTCAAACAAAGGCATTTTTCTTTCTCCCTTCAATCTCCGTCCCACACGCCGTCAGGACGCATCTTTGCAAACGCCAGCAGACCGTATAAGACACGTTTGGCGTTGCCCTCTGTGGCGTGCCAGTAGTCGCTGTCGTCTACATCGTCACCTAGCGCAGAAATAGCTTTTTCAAGCATCGGGATGCTTTCTGCGCCTGTCTTGCCGTAGATAGAGCGGATGCCCTTTCTACCCAACACATCATCACGACGAAAGTACATTCCATAATTATAGATGATATTAAGCCAAAGTTCCTTTGTTCCTCCAATGGAACGAGTACCGCCAGCAACAAAGTGCGCATCATCCACTTCAAGCGTTTCATGCGTTACAGGGTCGCACAGCGAAATATCATAGCTCATCTTTCTTCTCCCATTCCTTGCATCCACGTTCATCCCACACGAAGTCTGCAACGTGTTCTGACTGGTCGTTCACACACACGCCCTCCGGCTCTGCGTACCATTTGCAAGAGCCACAGGACGGCTCAGATTTGTTCTTGCAGGATTCTGCCGTGCATCGGATAGCCTTTCCAGCAGAGAACTGCTTGATGCCCATGCAAGAGCAATGTTCGGTGGTGCAGTAGAAATTCATCCGATTTTCCTCCAACCAATTAACTCGCAGACACCAATCGTTACAGGGTCGCATCTGTGAATAACTATGTCCCCTGCTCTATATGCGTTGATAGGCGGTCTGTAGACAAATCCTTTTTCTTTTGATTCAAAAATTCCATCGAGAATGTTCTCCGGCAAAATTAAAAATCCATCAGAATCTAAGATGGCATCACATTGCTTGCATTTATAGACACAAACTTTTTTCATTCTTCCACCTCGTATCCTACTAGTTCGCAAATGCCGACGCTCTTATCGCTGAGCCTTATGCTTTTTCTTTTGTTGCAATGATGAATTACCTCATTGCCATTAAAAACAAACAGTGTATCTTTATCTGCTGATAAAATTCGTTCAAGTTGTCCAGTTTTAAGTGCTTCAATGTCCTTTGCAACGATTTCTTTACCGCACCGCTTGCATCGGTACACTCTGTAATCCTTCATCGTTTCTGTTCTCTCTTTCCCCTGTTGAACCGCCCGATCACTCGCTTATACTCCTCATAGCACTCCGGGCAAAGGTCGCCTGTATCCCTGCGCCACGCCCAGTCCTTGAAGTATTCGTCAGGGTTTATCATCCTACCGCCCAGAACTTCTCCGCAGCGGTCGCATACTCGCTTGTGGTAGATTCCTCTGTCAGTTTGCATTAGTTGCCCTCCCCAACGTCCTTAAACAGGATTTCTTTGTCGGCTTTCCAGTCTTTGATTTTGCACGGAATGTTCGTTCCAGGCACAGTCTTTTTCAGACCATCCATCTGCCAGATGTTCCATGAGATTGTTTCTGCAATGCAATCAAGAAACATAGGCATACAGCCGATTTCAAGCCGTTTTGCATCAAACCGATACCTAAAATTTTCGATCAGCGTCAGGAACAGGTTGCACCTTGCCAGCAAGAGGTTGTCTCCCTGCCACTCATAGCCGTATGTCGATGCGTAGGCACTGATTGCCCAGCACATCCACATATCGTAGTCATGGAATTGCTCTGCCAGAACATTTAGCTTCCTGTCCAGCAGACCGATTCTGTCCGGCACTGCAATCATTTGCCCTGTTGTAGTATCGTATCGGCTTGTGAGAAACGGTGCTTCTCCACAGGTAACTTCAAGACAAGTCTTGTTGATGTACTCCTTCCAACCCTCGCCTTTCAGGTCGTTTTCTGCAACGTCTGCCATCTTCTTGCAGACCCATGTCGGCGTAAACACCTCTGCTTTCTTGCTGGTGCGCTTCTTCTGGTCTGCAAGTCGTTTCTGCACACGGGGAACAAGCTGAACCTTGTCCAGCTGTTCCAGTGTGATTTCATCCGCAAAGCCAACACCAAGTTCAGGCGGCGGGTCTGTCGCCCAGATGATGTTCTTTCCTGTCGTGTGGTCTTGCAAAAGGACAGGCAGGAACGTGCGTAGGCAAGGGTCTGAGAAGTCAATCAGTTTTCCCATTGGTCAGCCCTCACCATGATTTTGTTTTCCTCTTTCAGCCAGTCCTTGACGCAATGAAAGCAATGCTCGCGGTTTTTGCAACGCTCCGGGTCTCGATGCTTGATAAGCTCGCAGATGCCCGGTGTCAGGTTTTCCCTGATGTCATCGTCCGTCATAGAGCGAATGAAATCGCCGTTAGTCATGTTCTTCCACCTCTCTGTACTCCACGTCAATCTCCTTCGGCAAAGCCGTCTGGTACTTCTGTGCGAGCTGCTCTGCGCTCTGGGCATCGCCCAACGGCTGTTCAGGCGGGGCAACGGTGACTTCCACGTTGTCACGCATACCAAAGTAGTTCTTGGCTCGGAAAATCCACTCTGCTGGGTTCTCTTGACCGTACATACCGTTGTATGCCCACATGGACTGCATTTGCAGAATTAGCTTCAGGATGTACTTCTGCTGCAAACTGTCGTCACGGCGCTTGCCTGTCATAATCTGTCTCAGGCTAGGCCATTCAATGCCAAGCACTAGTGCAATCCATTCCACCACAGGAGAGATTCTGGCTTCAATGCAAGCGTCAAAGAAGAAGTCAAGGCGTTGCTGCACTTCAATGGGGTTGTTCATGTCCACGCTCGGAAGATCTCCAAAATACTTTGCCGCAATCATGCCGACAACTTTCTTGTCCTCTTCATCGCCGATTCTTGACTGCAAATCCCCTGTGTTCATCATCTTCAGCTTCTCGATAGCCAACGCCTGTTGCTCCTTTACCTTCTTACTGACCTGTGATCGGATGCTCTTGTTTTTGTTGAGGTTCTGCAACCGCTTCTTCTCTCGCTCTTTCTCACGCTTCGCAGCGGCTTGCTCTTTTGCCTTTTGCGCTCGCTTCTCACGCTTTTTCTTTTCCGCTTCGGTCAGCGGCGGTCTGCCACGACCACGCTTCGGGGGTGTTGCCAAGAGTTATCACCTCTTCATCTTCGTTTCGATTTTATCCAGCTCGGTTGCAATCCACCAGATAGAACAGCAACCATCCAACTGCCGCCACCAAGCGCACTTTTCTTTCTCACAGACGCACCGACCAAGCGGGTTGCTGGTCATCTTCATTGGACAGTAAAGTTCGTTGTCCATCATTTCCACCCCATCGCAACAGCCGTACAAACGACCAGACACACGTTGACAAACAGCCAGACAAGCATTGCCTGCCGTTCCTCAAACAACCTGTTCGCTATGTTCATAATTGTCCGTTCGGACTGAACCACTACCGCCAGCAGGACTAAGCAGACCAGCCAGCGGGTTACAAATTCAAACATTGTTATCCTCCATCAAATCGTACCGATGCTCTGATAGCCTTGCAGCGTCCTGCAACCGTGTGATTGCAAGCTGTTCCTTATCCATTGTTACTTCCACCTAACGTCCCCTATGATGTTTTGATTTTCGTACGATTGAAACTCATATAGACTGCATATAGTTTTCTTTCCGCAAATCGGGCAACTAGGAGTTTTTCCGCTATCCGCTAGAGCAGTTGCAATACGTTCATCGCATACATCGACGCTAGTGGTGCAGAAGTCGCAAGTAAACGTGGCTCTTTTAATGCGACAAAACTTCGGATTTCTTGAAGTAATCTCCAAAATGTCCTCTACCGACAATATTGCCATCAGCTCCACCTTTCCCTCAGCTCTTTTTCGACCTGTTCTGATTTTGCGGTAATGTAATCCGCAAAGTCGTCAGGTGTCATGTCCTCGTTCTTGAACTGCCCAACCATCTCCCAGTACCTGTCACCGTCCCATCGGCTGGTATCGGTTCAGGCAGCGCGGGTTATTGCAAAATCGCTCGCTTCCGATGATGCGCAGCGGCTTCCCGCAGTAGGGGCAGAAGTCCGGAAGCTGCCGTGGCGTGGCAGATTCCATGTCTGCCTTTGACGCACCGGTTTGCATCAGCTTAATCACGCAGTAAACGGAACCCGGCTGCGCTGCCGCAATGCAGCTCTGACGTGCTGGGCACTTTGAGCAATCGTACATCGTTAGTCCCCCATCTTCTTGCCACACACCGGGCAGTCTCCGAATTTATTCATCCGACTGCTCCTTGTGTTTGGGACAAGCTCAAACGTGACTTTTAGCGTTCTATTGCCACGAACTCCCCATGCTTTTTGAATTTTATTCTTGTCTTCACGATCCATTTCTATAATGAAATGGTTCACGACCGCTTCGATTGCTCCGTCAGTCACATCCGATTTGTTTTTCCACATCTGAAAACCATCTTTTCGAGGTGGTGTTATTTTTCCGGCATAGATAGTTCCGAATAGCCCACATCCAACATAATATTCAGCCATTTTTATTCTCCTTTGCTTCAAGGCAAGAGAGCCAACGATCGAGCTTTATCTCGGCGGTTTTGTAGATTTCCTCCGAAACCCTTGCCTTGATACATGGTTTTGAATCAGACAAATAGACCGTGAACGCAACTTTAATGTCTGCTAGTTCCTCTAGCAGATTTTCTTCACACTCTTCTATGCTCTTCGGTGTCGGGTTCTTGCCATCCAGCGCACGGCGCAGCTTCAACGCAGCCTGTGCCAGTTCGGACGCTTCTTCTGCCAACTGCGCCAAGATTTCGGTCTTGGGCAGAATGTCTGAAATTTTCTTGCTCATTCTTTTATTCCTTCCATCTTTGCGCCACAGTTCGGGCAATAATCAAAATCCGATACACGTTCATACGGCGAGAGTTTGTATTCTGCTCTGCACTTGTCACACTCGATCGAGTTGCTTTCATGGTCGTAAATCCATTTCGCTTGTCGTTCCTGTTCTCCTTTCAGCCAGTCGTTCAGCTTTGCCATGCAAGAGGGGCAAAGAATGAACGACCTGTCTGGCGAGCATTCATAGCCACGTTCTTTTATTTTCACTTTTCGGATTCCGTTCGTTTCGCCGTGCCACGAAAAGCACTCGCCGCAGCGGTCGCAAATCGCAACCTCAATATCATCGAACCTCATGCTCTTTCTCCAATCTTTTCAGCAGTCCATCCACGTCATACCGCCAATGGACACGCAGCCTTTTTGCTTTGACCTCTATCCCCTCTTGCTCTGCCCACTGCCAAGGGATGCTCTTGCGGCTCTCGTTGTAGCGGAACGCTAAAACCTTGTTGGCAGGGATTGCAAAGGTGCGGTTGACTGCTCGGTAATTGACTATCACATGGGCGGTCTGACCGCTGTACCCCATCGCATCCACCATGTCCGTAATGTGCTTTTCCTTGCGGTATTTGCACTTTGCCTTGTCGTACTTGCCGAACACCTTATCCAGAGGGATAGAGGGCGTTTCAATGGTTTTCAGCTCAAACAGGTGGCTCATCGGGTAACGGTACACGAGGAAGTCGCAGATGTTGTCGATGGAGAAGGACAGGTTCTCGTTGCCGCCGTAGTAGGTGGCAGCACTGTCTTTCAGCCGGTAGCACCACGCATCGGGTGGAACAGATGCCTTGAAGTCCGCTTCAAACTGCTTGCCGGTGTTCATTCGCCATACTCCGCATCGTACTCGGCTTGCATTTTTGTAAGCTGTTCTTTTGCTCGAACAATCCCACGTTCGCAGTTTCGCTTCATTTTTTCATCTTCTTTGCTATATAATGCGCCACCTATGATGGCTTTGCGGGTTCTTTCACATCGTTCAATGTATTCGAGCTTACGGTCGATTGCTTCTTTCTTTTCTCCCTGTTCAAACAAGGGTCTGAGATATTCATAAGTGATTTTCGCTCGTACGTCACCCTCTGATGCTTTTGTGAAAACATAATTGAGCAACCGGTTACTGCTTATCATCATCCTCGTTCACCTCTAAATTCACTTCCGAGAAACCGCTTCTTCCCTTTTTCCCGGTGCTTATCCTCATAATCACGGTGGTACACGCTCTGGCTGTGATTCAGCTCATACATGAACGCCTTGCGCTCCTCGAAGTCTTTTTTCTCTGCCTTGTACTTCTCGCAAGTGTCGTGGCAGGCTTGGTGGCGTGATGTGCAGTTGAGACAACAGGTAATCATTCCAATTCACCCCACTGTTCAGCCATCGCTTTTGCGATTCCCGGAAACGTTTTGGCTCTGTTCTTCGCCCGATCAGTCGTAAACATCCCCTTGTTTTTTGCATCGTGCTTATGACTATACGATCCGGACGGACACCATGTAGCAACAGGCTCTACAATGTCGGTTGGAATCAACGGCGGCAGGCCCTTGAGCCAAAGACAGGTTTTCTTTGTGTATGGGTGCCCAAACTGATACGGCTGAATGCTCTGCGCATACTTCGGCAGGCAGAATACCCGGCTTGGCACTGGGTTCTCTATGCAAATCCGTGGAATATCTGCCCACCAGAAACGCATAAACAGGTCTCGGCCTTGAATGCCAAGCATCACACGGTCTGCCTGAAGCTCATGCCCTTTCCAAAGATGCCTTGCCCCGGCGTTGCTTAGATAAGTGCAGGGCGGGTGAGCAATGAGCAAATCCCACTTGCCGACTTCATGCGCTACGCCGTCCATCGTCACGATTTGCCCCCCCTCAATGGCCTTGAGCGCATCACCAAGAATGTGCCACTCAGGATGCCCGCCTGATGGTTCTTGAATGTCGCAAGAGTAGGCTTCGTGACCTTTTGGCCGGAACGCTTTGCAGACTTCCTGCGATTCCTCACAGGCAACTAAAACTTTCATCTTTCCAAACGCCCGTCCAGCCAGATAGCGCAGCTCTTATATAAGGTAGGTGGTCAAGACGAAGGAACTTCTTCGCATATAGTTTCGAGTTCTTCAACATCTGCTGGCTCAAAAACAAGAGATGCGCCTTCGCATTCATATTCCTTTGCTTTCCAGTCCACTTTGAATTTTTCAAAATCGTTCTTGTATCGAGGGAATGGATGCGTTTGCTCTGCGTAATAAACGCCCATCATAACTTTTTCATCATCTTCTGGATTCCAGCTTTCGAGATGATAGCTTTTGTGGTTGTCATATTCCCAAAGTGACAGTTCAACAATCAATCCAGAAAAAGCATCGTACATCTGTTGGAGACTTTCAAAATCCCGATAAACCAGCCCTTGCCCCTTGTGAGATTCTTTGATTTGTTTGATGCTTTTCCCGCCAGTTTTCAGGCGGCATCGAACTACTTTCGGACGGTAAAACATAGTGTTCCTTTCTCGCCTTTTGTCCCGGTAGCGTAACCGTTAGTCAAAAGGGAGATCAGAACTATCGTCAATCACAGAGAAGTCGTCCGTGTTGCCCTGAGAGTAATTTTGCGGTGCATCCTGCGCCCGATCGGCGGGCTTGCTGTCAGACTTGCCACCGCAGAAGTCAACCTTGTTCGCCATGATTTCCGTTGCGGTGCGGTTGTTCCCCTGCTTGTCGGTATACTTTCGGGTCTGGATGCTACCAGTCACCAGAATCAGGCTGCCCTTCTGGAACCACTTGGAAACGAACAGTGCCGTATTACCAAATGCGGTGCAGTTGAAGAAGTCGGTTTCCTTCTGACCGCCACTCTGACGGTCACAAGCAATGCTGAACGTACAAACATCCTTGCCGGATTTCGTAACCTTAGCTTCGGGCGTGTGAACCAGACGCCCCTGAATTGCGATAGAGTTAAGCATTGTTTAGCCCTCCTTCGGCTGTTTCTGGGCGCAGTCCCAGCATAAGACACGCCCAAATCGTTTCTTTGTGCTTCTTGCAGTTTCCAGTGGAGTGACTGTGCGGTTGTTGTACTGAATAGGCTGCAACTGCTTTCCGCAGCAAGCGCATGGGGGGATGGTTTCCGCTTCCGTTTGCTTCTGCGCAGGCTTGTTTGCTTTGCTTGTGGTTTGCTTCTGGTACTCGTCCGTGTCAGCGTCCTTCGTATCGTCAATGCAGAACAAACCGTTCAGAGCGTACTTCCTAGCGTAGCTGCTTGCAGTGCCGGTAATCTGTGAATCGTCCATGCCCTTCTTAAACTCAGGCTCACGAGCGTATGCAGTCACCGTGTAAGTGGCACCATCCTGCGATTCAACTGTTGCAGTGGCTTCGATGTAGTGCCAACTGTCAACGATAACAGGCTTGTCGGAAAGCCGCAGCACAAGGCTATGTGCTTTTAAGATTGGCTTGACCGCTTCGAGGATGTCCTCACAGGAACGGTACTTGTAACCGCCAAATTTGTTCATCTGCCCTTTGGGGGCTTTCAACTCTGACTGAACAGCCATCAGAGCTTCATGGATTTTGCTGTTATCCATCAGTTATTCTCCTTTCTCGCTTCTTTTCTCGCTTTACGGCAAGCCGGGCAACGCTTGGGCAGTGCCATGTTATGCGATTCAAAGAAAATGCGCTCTGCACGAGAAACCTTGAATGCTTTGCCGCAGTCACGACACGTTTTCTCAATGCTTGTGCTCTCGTCCCACGAAGCCCTTCTTGCGGCATATTCGATAGCAAACGCTTCATTGATTCCGTCACAAGGTCTCCTGACAAGCATATGCTGCGGTGCGTGGCCGTTCCTGCGAAGCGTTTCCTCCAAGTTGTTCCTTTTGCAACTTTTGCAAAGAGTTTCGGTGCTGTTTGGAAACACCGAAAAAGGCTTATTGCACTTTTCGCAGTGCTTAATTTCTTTCTTGTATTTACTCATTTTCTTTCCTTTCTTCGGCATCATTAGGCTTCATTGTTCTTACTTCGGCTTAACTTGGCTGTACAAAATCAACCAGCCATCAAGTCTGCCAACTGCGCACGGAGGTCTTTCAGCTCTGCTTCCCTGTCCTCAATTTCAGACTGCAAGTCCTCAATCGCTGCCAGCCGGTCAGCTTCTTTGGCTTCCGCCATCTGCTCGTTGGTCATAAAGTACACGCCGTCCTCCGGCTCGTTTATTCCTTCGAATCTGTCAAGGTTAATCATCTTTGGGTCTCCCTCTCTTGCGTTCCTCTTTGATTTGCAACGCACTGTACCACTGGTCTTTGTCAATTTCGATGGTAGACCACCGGTGGTTACAGACAAGGCACTTTTTTCTGCGAACGATGCTGTCGTGGTCAGACCGGCTATCAACCGTTGTAATGTTGTCGCTACCGCATAACGGGCACTTCATCAAGCATCCCTCCACTCGTTAGTGAGGTGTGCAACACGATTGATTTTCTGGCGCTCGCGTTCGCTGCGTTCTTCCTCTTCGGCGCTAACAGCCAGCGCACACAGAACGATAGCTGTTGCCAGCAGACCGCAAGATACAATTACCCAGCCAAGCATCTGCGCTGTGGTCTGGCATCCTTGAATCGCATCACCGCAGCCAACCGCTGCGATAGCCGCGATCAGGCCAAGCATGGAAAGCGCCATTCCTTTCAAAGTTTTCATTGGTTCTCCTTAGTTCAAAATGATGTCAAACATAAACGGTTTGCTTTCGTTTATAACGATTGTTGCGTTCAAAACCTGCGCTATCTTTGCAAGCGTTTCAGTTTTAACGCCAGTCTTGTACGGTTCTTTGTTCGGACTAGTGATGTTGTAAACTGTTTGCTCGGACAACCCGCTCCTGTGAATAAGCTCAAGAGCGCTCATATTTCGCTTTTTAAGCGCTGCTTTCAATGTCATCTATTCTCTCCTTAGCTTTTCGCTGAATGCCCGAAAATCCAGATGGTTGCCATCAGAGCGCCAATGCCAATGATTGCACGCGTTGCGTTTACGCCAACCAGAAGGTCAATCCGGTGAATCAACCAGAAGTTCAGCAGAAACGCTGCGAGAATCAGTGCCAAGACGATTCCCCAAATCAGAACGATTTCTACCAGTGTTTTCATCTTTGTCCTTTCTATTATGTATGTGTTCCAACCGGTCTTTCTCCCGGCTGTGCCAGCGGATTTCCCGCTTCCCGTAGTATCTACCGTTCATCGGGAGGGTCTACCTTTCCTTGTAAAAGCAAGTCGCTGTAATGCCCATAACTCATTCCAAGTTCTTTCGCCTTGTCATTTACCTGTTTAAGGCTGTACTTTGGCTTTTCTTTCGTTGTATTTCCTTCCTGCCTAGATTGATTGGAAGAATCTCTGATGTAGTCTGGGTGTTCCTTCCACCAGTCTGCGGTCTTTTTTCGCTTTACGGCGTTTGCGCATTTCTTATGGTATTTTTGATACTTGTATAATTTGCGCATCGGCCTTTTGCACCATTCGCACGGAACAATGCCATACGGAGCGCGGCGTTCGGTCTGGTTTTCTTTTTGAACCAATATTGCACATTCTTTGCAATACCGCCTTGTCGGTCTGACAACCCCAAGATACAGGCCGCAGCGCTCACAGTACTTTTCTTCCACGCTGCATCTCCTCTTTCAGTCTGGCTTCTCTGTTATGCCGTTCAAAGCACTGGTTGATGGATTTCTCCATCCACAGCACCTTGTTGGCATCGTTTCTGGATACGCCAGCAGCCATTGCAAGCTTCAGTCTGCGCTTGCGGCTTTGTGCTTTGCAGAATTCCATCACCAGCACTCACCAGCCTTATCCGTGATGAACTTCGGGACTTCTTTGCCCGTGGCAATGCACAGTGCAACTAGCTTTTCGACCCAGATGTCAAACAAGCTTTCTTTTGGCATATAGCACTGGCCAACAGAAGGCTCCTTAAAGCTTTTCCAGATCGTCAGGCCGACAGCTCCATCCGTGACCGTCCATATCATACTGTAGCCTTCATTGCACAGGTTGTACAAAATGTCTCGTGCTCTGCTTTTGGCTTCGTTGATTTCAAAGGCATCCCAGTGCTTTTTGCTTTCCTCGTAGGTCTCAACCGCACTGTCAATGGCAAACTTTGCTTCATCAGGGTGCTCAAGGTCTACCTTTAAGGTGATAATCTGTTCCATGTTCAGTCCTCCTTCTGCTCGATTTCAAGAATCTTGCAGATGCTCTGGATAATCTTCTCCGGCTTTCGCTCGCCACGAAGAATCTTGTAGAGGTACGAATCGTCAAGGAACAATCCAGTATCACTTTGAACCTCCTGAATCAACTCCGTTTGCTTCATACCCCGCTGCAACAGCTTCATCTTCACTTCCAGCTCAAAGTCAGACGGTACGGTAGGTTCTTGCTTTTCAAACTTGAGAAACAAGTTAACGAAGTATACCTGTCCTTTTCCAGTGACCTTCGGTGTTCTGTTAATGGAAACGTGGTCGCTGTGCTGAATCGTGGTTTCTTTAATTTCAAACAGCCCCATCTCCATACTACGCTGCGTAGGCAAGTTGTAGTCGCTTCGTTTCGGGTCTTTAATGAGGTAGCTGTTCTTTCGCATCCAGTCGAACAAACGGTTCTGGCCGATGCTAATGCCATTTTGCGAAAGCAACTTTGCAAGCTCACCAACAAGAATTGATTTTTTGCTTGCTGAAACTGCGTCAGCAAACAGGACTTTCGGCTTCATGGTTTCAATCTGCTTGTCCTTCTGTTCCAGCTCCTCATGCGCTGCGATCAGTGCAGTTGCAAGGAGTTGCGAGCGAGTAAGCTGCGGCTGTTCGGTCAACTTCTTCTCCATCTCGTTGAACGCTGCAATGTACTTGAGCTTCCACTCAAGAGCAGCCTTTCCGGTGAAGCCCATAGCCAACAGGGTGAAGCCGTCTCGGTTCATCAGGTAAGCCCTCTGTTCCCTGCCGTAGCTGTCCGGCGCGGTGGTTTCAAAGAACATCTGTCCAAAATTGGACACATCTTTTTTCAACGAATCAATATCACGAAGAACGTGGTTGTGATTCTTTTGAAAGTTTTCTGCAATCTGGCGACTAGACGCTACTGGCTCGCCGCTTTGCATAGATAAAACAATGTCGCTCATTTTCCCTCTCTTTCTTTCAGCAGCTCTTCCAGAGCTTCTTTCACCTTAGCTTCCGCATTTTTAGGCTCACGCTTACCGTTCAGGATTTTTCCCAAGTATTCCGGTGCGCATCCCATTTTTGCAGCAAGCTCTCTGATTTCGATGTTGTTAACGTGAAGGGTTCCTACAACATCGCCTGTCCACTTAGGAAGCAAATTTTTTCTCCTTTCTTGTTCTAGTACTTGAACTTTTTGAAAGAATATGATAATATTATGGTGTCAAGCAAAAACATTATCGAACGTTCTTCTATTTGTTCAAAGCCTTTAATTTGTTCTACCGATTGAACCCGGTAACTCTATTAAAGCACAAGTAGTAGAACTTTTCAAGTGTTTTTGTTCAAGTGGTAGAACTTTGTCATCTTGTACAAGCACTGGAGGTAAGTTTTGTGTTTTTTGACAATTTCGTAAAACTATGCGAAGAAAATGGAGTAAAGCCATCTCGTGCTTTAACTGATGCAGGCGTTCCAAGATCTGCTTATAGCTATTGGAGAAGGGAAGCTGGCATCGGGAACGATGCAAAGCCGACAAACCAAAACGCCGTAAAGCTTGCTCAGTACTTTAACGTTACTGTGGACTACCTTCTTACTGGCATTCAAAAAGAAAATCCGCCCCAGCAGCCGCAAAGCGAAGTTGACGCGGATATCAAATGGATTGAGCAGAAGCTAGTAGAGATGCCGAAAGAAAAGCGTGAAGCTTTGATGAAGCTTATCAGAACTATGTGAGGTGACGGTGTGGGCAAAAAGAAATTTAGCAAAGAAGAACTGCTGAACGACAAAAGTTCTCACATGGGTGATAGGTTTTCATTTGCCTTCGGTGCGCTTTTCTTGGTTGCTTCATTCATTTTCCTTGTGTATTCTTCAACCGCATTTTTAATCGTTGCAGCCATTGGGGCTATGATGTTGATAAAAGGTAAACGCGGATACGATATGTTTCTTGAAAGAGAAAAGCTCAAAACAAAAATGTACGAAACACCTGTGTCCGCAAAGATTGTAGGCTCTGGTGAAAGCAAGAAGGCCGGAAGCGCCGCACTCCGTTCCGCTGTTGGTGGTTCAATTGCCGGATTGCCCGGTGCTGTTTACGGTGCAGCATCCGCAAAATCTAAAACCACCGTCACGTTTTATGTGACGTATGAAGATGGGCATCGCGGAAGCGAAACTGTAAATTCCGATTCTAGCCGGTTCTTAAAACTGATGAAAGTCTGTAAAGATTGACCCGGTACAAATAAAACCCCTTGCGCCGGGCTTTCGGTAGCCTTATGCGCAAGGGGTTTTGTCATGCGTTAGTTATTATTTCTTTAGCTGCCTGAATCTTTTCAGGGTGTTCCAGCAGCCATGCAATAAATCGGTCAATCTTGGCTCTTTCCTGTTCACTCATTGTGGCATATCCTCCCGATCGGTAAGTGCAGATGTTCATTTGATACGATTATACATCTTCTAGTTGTCAAGTCAATTTCTTTTGAACAACTTTGTGAAAATCGAATGTTTTCTTCACATCCATTACTTCACGTCAGGGAAGCCACGAGTGTTCAAGTCAAAAGGGACAACGCCTATCCATCTTTCCTCCAATCACAGCTCTACGAGCTGTCCGTCAATGCGTTCGATGCTATCTGCCGGGTCTCGTCCGTCATCTAAGGCGGCTACGGCGCGTTCCATGATGCCTTTTACTTCGAGGTAAGCATCTTTATCAGCTTCGTACCCAGAAAGGCTCAAGACAAGTTCCAGCGTCCGTCTGCGAGCGTATGGGATAATCAGAGCATCTACGGTTCGGTTCATTAGCTTTCCTCCCACGGTTCAGGTGTGTGCGGCTTCCCATCGGGAACACTGGCAGGCATTCCGTCGATGATCGGCATACGTTCATGGTTCCAGATTACAGTTTCTTTCATTTTTGTTCCACTCCTCTTTGGAATTTTTTGACAATACAGTTATATCACATCTCGCTGTTTCAATGAAATAGCGACTTTTTTCAATTATTGTTTCACATTTTGAACAATATATCAGTTAAATTACTTTGCATTTGTATCATTTTGTCGAAAGAGGGGTATTTATGGATGATTATAGGATACGAGTGGCAAAAGCGTTAGAGATGGCAAGAGCGGAATCCGGACTTAGCCAACAAAAGCTTGCGGACAAAATGGGTGTAGGCCGGACATCCATTTTTCGTTACGAGCAAGGGACAATGACCCCAGATGCTCCTACTATCATAAAGTGGTTCGTGTGCTGCGGCGTTGCGGCCAAGCCGTACATAGACGCCTGTTTGCACCCCGGCTTATTGGAAAGCCTGGCTGGCGATGCCAGCACCGAGAGAAAGAGAGATACGCTGATAGAACATATCAAAGACGCCCATCCGCAAGAAATTGACCTGCTGTGCTATCTGATCTATGGCAATCACGGCTCAGATTACCTTGCCGTTTTGTGCGAAATGGTAGCCAACCTTCACACGACTTTGCGTGATCGTGTGTCCGTATGCCGTACCGTCACCGGTCATTATGAAATGGCACAGGCCACCAAAACCGACCCAGACCCAGACGGAACACAGCCCAATATGCAGATTTTATATCAGGCACAAGACTGTGGGGAAGCTTCGGCCATGAAACGAAACGATTCTTATACTATCAACGAAAAAAACATTTTGCGCTGATTGTCGAATTATCGCAGTTTTTTAAGAACATTTTGTCCCCGTTTATCCACTTTTTGTACACCTATCGGGCAAATTCTCCTTGTCATTCCGTCCCCCATAGGCCAAAAATCGGCAGGATTCGCGCGGAATAAATAACGAATTATCGTTATTTAGCTATTTGCGATTGAGTTGCTTGTCAATCTGTCCCCCATAGCATTGAATTAAAAGTTTTTCATCCACTTTTTGTACACCTGTCCACAATCCGTCTACGTTTGGCATGGCTAATGATAGGTTGCTTCACCACCGGTACAGTCTTATTCAGCAAGCGACAACTTGAGTTATCAACAAACTGGAATGGAAAAATAAAGAAATTGTTGAAAATTATCGTCATCGACTATTTAACGATGATATTTAACCTCTTGTTTATTTCTTGTTTAATATATAATATGTAGACGGGGGACGAAATGACAAGTCACGGGGGACGTTTTGACAAGTCATGGGGGACAAAATGACGAGGATATGGGGGACAAAAAGACAAGTCACGGGGGACAAAAATGGTTGACACGTCCCCCTACTTATGATATACTGTTTTCAGACCATTAAAGGAAGTGAGCAGATGCCAAAAATATCAGACAACAACCTTGTCGAGAAAAGCAAATCCCTTGTTTGGGCGAAGTTCAGGGACTACACCGCAGGAGAACTTCGGTTGTTGGAGGTTTACCTATCAAGAATAAATCCGAGAGACCCAAGTAGTAGCCGTGTAGAGTTCACTTTGGCGGAATACAGGGAGCTTCTTGGACTGAAAAGCCTTGATGCAAGAAGGATTGAGCCGCAGATTAAGCACTTTTTGGGCAACACAGTGTCGATTCCTATTGACAAGGAGAAAGGAACATTTGAAAGTTTTGTCCTATTCACGAGGGCAAAACTAGACTATGTGCCAGAAACAAGGTCTTATGTTGTGGCAATTACCTGCAACCCAGACCTGCGCTCTATCTTCTTTGACATTGCCGAAAGCGGATATGTTCGGTATCGGCTGCGTTACACGTCACGAATGAAGTCACAGTACAGCATCTTGCTTTACTCGATTCTTCGGGACTGGTTGAATATGGACAACAAACCGCATGAAATCAGTCTGAAGAAGTTGAGAGAGCAGCTCGGTGCAATGGAAGCCAGCTACGATGTTTACAAGAACCTCCGCAAACGAGTGCTTGACGTTGCAGTAGATGAAATAAATGCTGTGTCTGACATCGTAGTGACCTATGAACCGGTTCTTGTGGCACGAAAAGCTGTGGCGGTCAAGTTTAAGCCAAAAATTAAAGCGTCTGAGACGCTGATTGAAGCTCAGGCAAGCGAAGTATCTACCGAACCTCAAAAAGCCGCCAGGAAGCCCCGCAGAAGCGGATACGAGGACTTTGACTGGTCTGTGTGTGACGAGCTGGAAAAGCAAGACTGCATTGACGTGGCAAAAGTGGTTGAGAAGTGGATGAAGAAAGAGCATCCTGAAATCAAGCTGCCAAGACGCAGAGAAGCGGTTTATGACACGGTAAAGGCGGCGTATAAGGACATTTTGTCTTTGGACAGGTCTCCGTTCCCGGACAGACCTGTTGGCTATCTGATTAGAAGCGTGGACAAGGCAGGCGTTGTGGACAAGTATATGCCCGCTTTCTATTCCATCGAAGCATTGCAAAAGTAGTCAGATGTAGCCCATTGAGCAGACAATGCAGAAAGGAGAAAGAGTATGATTCCAATGTTTCCGAAAGGCTATGACAAGGATAAGTGGTATAAAGTTGAAGAAGCAATGCCCGGTAAAGAGCTGGAAGAATGGCCACACGGGCTCCTTCTCTCAACGAAAGATAAAAACTCTGGCAAAGAAAAAATTCAAGTTGGATGGTACGATTCAAGTAACGAAAAATGGATTGATTCTCAGGGAAAATACCTTGAAGATAAAATTGTGACCGAATGGCAGGTTACACCTGTGCTGTGGGTCGGTGATGAAGTGAAGGCGTTTTCTTCTTCGCTTTACTAAAAGAAAGAGTGATAAAATGGAAAAAGTTTCCTACTCCGTTCTGAATAAAGCGGAACTTGACCTTGAAAAGAAGTTTGATTATCAGTTTCGGTTCAATCATCATGGAAATCAGGCTTCTGTAAGGGTTTTTCCACAGAAAAGTTATAGCGAACTAACGCCTGACGAAGCGATTGAGGCCGGGAAGCTTCTGATCGAAGCTGGTAAAGCAGCGAAAGAGTTTGTTTATAACGGATATTTTATAGACTGGGGAGAATAAAAATGGCAAAAATCATAGCTGTCGCCAACCAGAAGGGCGGCACAGGAAAGACCACCACAAGCACCTGTCTGGCTGGTGCGTTACAGCTTCTTGGCAAGAAGGTGTTGCTGGTGGACTGCGATGCCCAGTGCAACGCAACGGACACCTACGGTGCACAGACAGAGGACGTGTGCACCCTGTTTGACGTGATGACCCGGCAAGGAACGGTCGAAGAAGGAATCCAGCGCTGTGAAGCTGGTGACATTCTGCCGTCTGATAACGCATTGAAGGACATTGACGAGCAGCTTGTCCGGGACATTGGCAAGAACTTCCGGCTGCGAGAAGCGCTTGAAAGCGTGTCTGGTGAGTACGATTACATTGTGCTGGACACACCCCCGCAGCTTGGCCTTGCGCTTGTAAACGCGCTGATCGCCGCCAACAGCATCATCGTACCCATAACGGCAGACCGATACGCACTGGCTGGTTTGAGCCAGCTTTCGCAGACTATCGGCGATGTTCGCAGATACTTCAACCCGACTTTGAAGATTGAAGGTTTGCTCCTGAATCAGTACAAGAGCCGAGAGAACCTGTCCAAAGAGGTTGTGGAGCAGCTCCCTGTGATTGCACAGAGCATGGGCACAACCCTGCTGGACGTGAAGATTAGACCGTCTATGGGCGTTCGTAAGGCTCAGGCGGAGCGTCACAGCCTGTTTAGCGGTGACACGGCAAAGAGCACCAGCGCAGAGGATTTCAAGGCGTTGGCGAAGAAAATTGTAGAGGAGGATAAAAATGGAAAGCTTTGACGCTATTGCAAGCGTTTTGAGACGTTTGAAAAATTATATGAAAACAGACATCGAAGAATTTGAAACATACCGCCATAAAGAGCTTAGGAATGAAAAAAACTTAGGCTTACACGTCCAAACGGAGGAAGAAAAATGAAATCAACCAGCAAAAAATCCACAGGTTTGCTTGGCGGGTTTGATTTTCAACCTATTTTTTCGGAACAGACATTAAGCCGAAGTGAGCCAAAGGAAGAAGAAGTAAGCCAAGCAAAGCCAAACGAAGCCGAACAAGCAACAATTAAGCCAAGTGATGCCGCAGACAGCCATGTGCAGCCTAATGAAGCACAGTTAAGCAGTATTAAGCCGAAGCAAGCCAAAGACAGCGAAACACAGCCAAACAATGCCGTAGTAAGCGAAAGTAAGCCAAAGAATCTGAAACAGGCAATGGAAGTTCAACGTCTTATCGAACAAGGCGACGTATCCGGCGCACTAGCAGAAGCTGGTTTGACAAAGAAAAAAATCCCGATGCCGGAATCGCATCAGGGTGTTGCAAGCGGTGATGGCAAGCGTTCAAAGCGCATTACTATCCTTATGAGCGAGGAAGAGCGCAAGTACATCAACCGTGAAGCAAGGCGACACGGTATGACGATTGGACAGTTTGTTTACGCTCTGGCGGTTGCGGCGGCAGAGGGGAAGATTGAACTGGAGGATTTCTTGGAGGATTGACGTATGATTGCTTACAGACCTCATCGTGGTTCTTTGGCAGATGCCATGAAAGAAGCAAGAACTTTTCTGAACGAATGGCAAATGAAACAGTATGTTGCAAATAGCTGGAATCTTGCAATCGGAAGAAAAGTACTAGACCCAGAAGATATTATTATCGACAGTGAATCAACGGACGATGACCGTGTCGGTTGGAAAAATGTCCACATGGTTTGTGCGGCTCGAATCGGAAATGAAGATTACATGAAGAAGTACGGCAATCCGCAGTGCATCGGATATTGTGCTTACGATGTATCAAACGTGCCAAAATCAAACCCTTGGATTTGTGCAAAGAACAGTGTTCCGGGAGATACAGACCCGCGTGTTATCGGATTCGATGAATCTGCATTTGATGTTGTTATAGCAAATTACGATGAGCAGTTCAAAGAGTGGCGGGATGATGAGGGCAGAATCCATAACATAACATATTGGATGCCGTTGCCTGAACCGCCTGTGAAATATTGAAATGGTGGACGACATGGAACAAAAAGTGTTAGGGCACTACGAATCGCACTGGTATCTCAATGGGACAGGCGGTGACATATACGAAGGTAAGATGGTCTTTCGGGATAAAGATTGGCGTATAAGATATATGCCAAACCAATGCGTTGAAACCTATTATTTTAGATTAAAGAAAATAAAAGATGATTTTAAGAGCAAAGGGCAAAAAGAAGGAAATTATAAAAACATTGCATGGATAAAATTTTCCGAATTGAATTGGTTTGAACGAAGAAAGCGTCCAGATTGGTTTAAGGTTCAATTTCTTTCAAATGGACTTGATAGTCCAAAAACACAATGGTATACAGTCCACGATTTGTCTGGTATCGAAGAAAAGAAGCATTGGGTTGAGGAAAAACGCCAATACACAATGAAAGAACTTTCAGAGAGAATGCCAGCAGAAGATTTTATCGAGTATATGAAAGATAGAGGAATAACGACAATCCGATAAGCGAAAAACACCCCTGCGTAACCATTAGTGGTTACACAGGGGGTTCGTTTTACTTATCAGCAATGCAATCCCAGTAGAGATACGCCTTGCCATCTACGGCATCCGTGTCCTCAAGGAACGCCTTTGCCATGTCAGCGTAGAAGCCCGGAGTGTCAACGGACTGACGTTTTGCAACCTGACAATAATCCGAGTACATCATGTTCATGACAGCCCAGAAATCGTTCGGGTCACAGGTGATATTGCGCTGTTTGGCAATGTCCTGCGTCTGCTCCAGCGTCCAGTGACAGCCTTTAGTGCCGTCAGCGTTTACCATGCTGTCGCACCATTCCTCCGCTTCATCGTGGGTGAGGTGCTTGCGTGGCATCTTGATGGAACGGCTGTCCGCACCGCCATGCTCATACTGTCCAGACCGCTTGTCCCAGTCTCCGTTCTGCGAGAAGCCAATCTGTGGCATCTTGCGCCCATACTCTACGTCAGGATAGCGGGGGATAGGGTAGGGGTCGATGTAGCGGTTCTCCTCCTGCGGATAGTAAGGATAGCGGTCGTTGCCGTCTTCCAGCTTACGCAGACGACGTTCCAGCTCACGCTCCCTGCGATCGCGCTCTTCCTCAAGACGGTCACGTTCCGGCTCACGGTCTTTGTCGTGGTCACGGAGCATCATCATGCGGCGAAAATTAGTCTTGCCCATAATCTAATACCTCCTTAGGAAATGGACGCGGGCGCACCGGCGTGGGAGCGGCAGAAGCAGCCAAGATACTTAAACGTGCCGGTGCCGGTTGCAGACGTTGCCACACGGGTAGCGTAGCGGGTGCGGGTGTGGATGCTTTCAGCGGTCGCCTGAGCGCAGTTGCAGTCGGTCAGAGGGTATGCGGTCGTGCCTGCGCCAATGGTAATGACCACAGGGGCGTTGATGGTGGTCGTGTCCGGCAAGCTCTGAGCAACGACAATGCAATACTTTTCGCCGTTTTGGTATGCGCCAGCAGGGATGTTGATGGTCAGAGTATCGTCGGCAAACGTGACCGCCTGACTGATGACCAAGTGCGGGCAGAGTTTGCAGCTTGTTTTGCAAGCCATAATGTTTTCCTCCTAAAAAATCAGGGGCAGAGGTGTCTTACCCCTGCCCCGATGGTTCACCCGGTGTTATCGGGGAGTGTGTTGGTTAGCAGCAGCCGCAGCAGTTCACGCCCACGTTGGGGTTTGCCACCTGATAAGCGGGAATCGGACGAGGATTGACCCGGTTCAGGATGGTATCGGTCTGCTGGGACATCACGGTGGTCAGAAGCGCATTCTGCCGATCCTGAGAAGCGGCGAACTTCAGGCTCTGGTTCTCAGCGGTCAGAGTGGCAATCTTATCCTGCGTGAAGTAGTCCATCATGCTGCGGAAGTTGGCGTTGCAGTTGTCCACGATGGCACGGGCGTTGTCTGCGATAGCCTGACGGGTAGCGCAGTCCTGTTGTGCAATGGTGTACTTCAGGTCGCCGATGAGCTGCTTGTTCTCGCAGCAGCAAGATGCAAGCTGCGTCTGGATAGCGGTCTGACCCGCCTGCCGTGCGTTGCCCTCCTGCATGATAGCAAGGCTGATGGCGTTGTCGCCGTTGGACACGCTACGCTCCAGACCGTTCACAAGCTGTGCGTTCTGGTAGCCGAGCTGACAGATTGCCTGATTAGTACCAGCAAAGCCGCCCGCAATGGCAGCGTTGAGATTGTTCATCTGTGCGAGCTGGTCATAGCCCAGAGAGCAGATACCGCTCTGGATGCCCGCCAGAGAGCGGGAGGTATCCTGCTGATAAAAGCCCTCAGACAGAGCCGCGCGGGTGTCTGCACCGCCCTGACCGGTTGCGCCAGTGCCGACCAGATAGGGGATGTAGCTGTTCATGCCGTTGTCACCACCGTTCCGACCGTAGCCGTTTGTGCCCCAGCCGAAGATGATAGCGAGGATAATAACCGCCCACAGACCTTCGTTGCCAAAGAATCCGCCGTTGTTATTGCCGCCGTCCTGCCCAGCCAGATAGCCAGTTGCAAAATCGTCCATAACAAAACTCCTTTCAGTTTTGCATTATGCTATCCCACCGCCGTGTGCGGTGGGCGAAGCCAGATAAAAGCGGTTTTTATCAAGTCCGCAAAACTGAGAAGCGTTTCGCTTAGAGGGATGCTTTATCGGGGCAGCGTCAGGTTCAGGACGCTTGCCAGCTGGTTCAGGTCGATGCCCCGCTCTTTGGCAAGGTTCTGCGCCATCGTCCTAAGCTGCGTTTCGTTTTTTCCCTGAATCAGGTTCAAGCCCTGCATGATAGGGGCATTCTGCCCGCTCAACTGCTGGATAAGCCCCATCGGGTTCTGCCCGGCACGAGCCAGATTTGCAAGCTGCATGATGGGGCTGTGCGTAATCATATCAAACGGAGAGGGCATTGCTTATTCTCCTTTCTTTGCTGCGGCAGCGGGTTTAGAAAAGCTCTTCTGCCACTTTTCCAGTTCATCCAGCCTGTGGACGAGGGCGTTATACTCTTCAACAGGCACATACTGCTGTGTCGGTGCAGCGGTCTGCTGTGCCTGTTGCGCTTGCATCTGCCGCCATGCTTCTGGGCTGTAGAACTCCTGCACATAGGATTCGCATGTGTCAGGGTTCAGCCGCTTGCAGTAGATCACGCCGCTCCGCAGGTCGGGACAGTAGGTCGGTCTGCCATACAGGTCAGACGGTATCGCCAAAAATTCCTCCCTGCTGGAAACAGGCCTGCCCAGCAGCCAACCGCCGTCCTGTACCGACTGCTGAACAGGCTGCTGCCCATTCATCGGCTGCGGACGCTGCGGTTGTGCCTGCTGCATCTGTGCGTTTGGCAGGGGAGTGGCAAGGCCAACTGTGCCTATACCGCCGTAAGGGTTGACAGGCTGCTGCGGAACATAGGGTGCTCCGGGTGTTGGATAATAGCTCATAATGCATCCCTCCTATTGCACCCAGTGTACCGTACCGGGAGAAAACGAAGGACAACGAAGGTACAACGAAGGACAAAAAATAGCTTGATTAAAGCTTGATTAAAGCTTGATTATCTTAAGAAAAAAGAAAAGCGCCCACACGGAAAAATCCGCATGAGCGCTTAACTGTTAAGGGCTTCACATTGGAAGCAAAAATAAAATATCACGTTTTGACTTGTAAGACAAGCCTTTCGACAAAACTAGTGCAAATAATACAAAATCCCCCACTTTACCTACGACAATTCGTGCAAAAAGAAAAGCGGCAGACCTGAAAGCCTGCCGCTTCAATGCGTTTCGTGAGAAATCACATCCAATTAAAAGTATGATATCACACATTCAGCATTTTTTCAATGCTTCTCAGCCGGTAGCCTACCGCCGTCCGGCTGTAATGTGTCTGTGCTGCAATGTCCGGCAGCGGGAGCCGCTCAACGTACCGCAGTAAGGCTATCTTACGGTCTACCCTCCCAAGCGGTGCGCTTTTGATGG